ATTAAATAATATATGTGATGAATATATATATATTAGTGATGTATATAATAAACTATGTAGTACTGTTGCATTTAGTAATTGGTGTAATATTGATTGCGGTGTTATAGATAATTGGAGACTAAACAAAGAGTCAAGTCCTAAAAGTTATGAGATTTGGCAAAAATTGCAAGGAATCCGTAAGGATTGTATCAAGGATAGAGCATACGATAATAAATCCCCTGTCGGTGCTATGTTCGTTGGCAATAATGAATTTGGTATGAATCAGCCGGGAATTGGCTACGAGGCCACACAGGCGAGAGCATTAAGTGCTAATGAATTACCACAGTTAGGCGGGGTAAATAGTCAGAATATTAAAGCATTATCGAATGATAACATGGTTGATAATGCCAAGTAATTGTATATACAATAGGCACAATTCTAAGCCCTTGATTTATAAGGCTTTGCAGACTATCGAATTATTACAACTATGCACAAAACAGTTGTTTAGCGAAGAGTTGAAAGGGTATAGATAAATTGTATATGCAATAGATACAATTTAAAATGCTTGATGTTTGAGAGTTGAACGGCGCGCGTATTGGGTGCCCTGGGGGTGTATATGAAAAGCGGCAAACCGCCCCACTTAGCCCCTCAAATATCCTCAAAAACAAAAAGGCCTTTACCTATACCTCAACCTCACCAAGCAGTATTTATTATTATAACATAAGTTATATATTAATTAAACAACATACACAATAATAATATATATACATACAACTACGATAAAACATTAGTTATATATAATATATAACAGTAAAGGAGCTAACAGAGATGAAATTAACAGGATTTGAGTCTAACAAAATTAATTCCGATATGGTAAATCACCCTAGCCACTACAACTTGCCTAATCGTAAAGAGTGCATTGATGAAATGATTGACATTTACGGACTTAAGGATGTGGCTAAATGGTGTGAGATTACTGCATACAAGTATGAATATCGTGCCGGCCATAAAGGTTCTGTGGCTGAGGATATGAGCAAGGCAGAGTGGTACATGGATAAGGCTCACGAGCTTAAGTCTAAGTGCAAATGGAAGATCTTCGACAAGATTGTTTATAAATTTATGCCAATGTTTTTTAAGGGCCTGTATGCATGGATAATTTTATTCTGTTTACTTTATGGAATACTCTTTGCTGACCGATGCTCAATGGTAGTCTCAATAGTGTTTTTAGTTCTTGCGTGCATAGCTGAGTCGGTATTGAAAGAAAATGAAGATAATTAGATTTTGAGGTGTAAATCATGTTTGTACTAAAAATTGCAACAACAATATGGCTGGCATTAATTGCGCTCGGAATGACAAGTGCTACATTAAACGAAAAAGAGACAGTTACCACAAGGCTCATTAGCATTGCTATAATGTTCGGTCAGATACTTGCCGTAGCTTTTATGTGGCAATAAATATAGGGCATTCGCCAAGCGGTAAGGCACGGGATTTTGATTCCCGTATTCGTTGGTTCAAATCCAACATGCCCTGTTCGGGGTTTACTTGGTTCCCCGACATTGGACTTAGTAGTTCCTTTCACCCTCATAGTGGAAAACTGTTAAGAGCCGTTACAAGGCTCGTGAGGGTTTAATCGTGTATAATCCCACAATGCACGAGCGTGAAAACCAGCCTGTCGTAAAGACATCTGTAATAGGCAGAGTAGACATATATACCCCCTTTAATTGTTAAACTAGGGCAACTCAAATCATATGAGTCTTAGGTGAGGTGCAATTCCTCACATGTCCTTTGCTGTAGGTTTCGTTAGTTCTTTTCTTCCTACAGCACATACAAATTTATATCTCCGGAGGGTGTAGCCACTCCTTAGACTTCACCCTCATTATTGGCATGTAGCTCAGTGGTAGAGCAGTCGGCTATTAGCTGATTTGTCGTGGGTTCGATTCCCAACATTGCCGATTGTTGATGTGTGGCGGAATGGGTAAACGCTATGAAATGTCTATTGCAAAACGCAATACGGAGAAAGTATTTCTCAGGGGACATTATGAGAAAGTAAGTCTTTTATGTGTGGTTCAAATCCACACCACATCAATCATATGTCGGTTTAGTGCGAGCTGTTATATCTTGAATAGCGGTTGCGTAACGCTGACATGTTTTTAAATTAAAGCAGTGGAGTAAGACGGGCCTGTACGTGTTAGCACGGTACAGTAAGACGAAGTAAAAATAAAACACACAAAAACAAGTTGCTAGTAGGTACGCGCGACTGAAAGCAACGGGGTGAGACACTTCAAAATTCTGTAATGTGTTTTGATGAGCCTTTTGATGGAGTGTATTTTGCCTTTTCGGATAGTAGTTCAGTTGGGAGAACAACCACTGCAATAGCAGTAATTGAGGGAGTCGCAGGTTCGATTCCTGTCTATCCGATTACAACAAACTAGGTTAGCTACCGAAAAGCAGAACTACGACTGCCTGTTTGTTGTTATTACTAATCGTAGAGTTGAGCGAATAAGGCGGTACGCTCTTATTATCTTTCGTAGGAGGTAAATAAAATGGCAAAAATTAAAAATGAAAATTTTATAGCAATTCAAGGGTTTATGGTAAAGGAATTAGGGCTTACAGGAAATGAATTAATTGCCTATGCACTAGTGTATGGCTTTTCACAAGACGATGAGAGCGAATTTAAGGGAAGCCTAAATTATGTTGCAGAGTGGCTTAACTGTTCAAGAACAACAGCCTTTAATCTTCTTAACAAATTAGCTGATGATGGCTTCATTAAAAAGACAGAAAAAACTATCAATGGAGTAAAATTTTGCAATTATAGTGCAACCAAACCCAACAATGAGGAATTGAAAGAAATAAAATTAAGAAAGCAAATCCGAAAAGAAAGAGAAAAACTTGAACGGAGTTCAAAAAAATTGAACACCTGTTCAAAAAATCATAATGGGTGTTCAAAAAGTTGATACTCATAATAATAATATAGATAATATAAAAGATAATATAAGTGAAACTATAGGAGAGGTACATACATCAACTAACATTGATGGAGAGGTACATACATCTGTTTCCGAGAAACAGACGGCAAGAGTTACCCGAAAGGATATGCAAGCAAAGAAAGATGATATGCTCAATAGATTCTCTGAAATCTGTGACAACAATATTGAAAACGAGACAATCAGAAGAACAGTTAAAAGCTCATTTCACAGATACATGTGCCTGTACGAAAATTATTTTTGCAAGGTTCACCCAATCTTGACCGATAAAACTCTGACTAATGTATGTCTGTCGCTTTCTAATGTGACCGATACGGAGCATAATCACTTTGAGTGGACAGATGTTTACCTAACAGACAAAACAGGGCTTACTGGGCTTGATAGAATGGTTAATGAGCATTTCAGACGAACACATAGAAGAGAGACTAACTACTCGATAACGCATTTTGCTAAAAGCGACTATCTGCTACAGTTGGCACAAGGCATTATAGAGTACTAAACGGAGGTATAAATATGGCAAAGGGAGTTAAGACACGAAATATTGAATCATTCCGAGAGGGATTGATGGAATACGCATATGGCAGATGTTCACAGGCGGAAGCTGCAAAGATAGCCGGTATGAGCGTGCCAACATTTAGGAAATATGCAAATATGCATTTTTTAGGCATTCCATTTCCTGACACACTGTTTAAGGCAAAGGAAGAATAACCAATGGTGACAAATTGTGTAAATTGTGGCGCAGCTATCGAAATGGACAAAGATAAATGCCCTTATTGTGGTACACCTTATGACTACAGTGGCTTTAATGCAAGCTTTGAAAATGCGCTTGGAACTATCTCTATTGCAGGGAAAGAATATCAAGTGTATTTAGGCAAATGTGAGGTAAACACAATCAATATGGGGTGTGGCAGAGACATAGATGGAATGCTTCACGGAGACAACATTGTTAAAAAACGAAAATTTACTTTGATTGAGGTGTAATTATGGCATATACAGTTAAAAGATATAAATTCAAAGACGGAAAAGTGATGTTTGAAGATAGAATTGCTTATGCAAATGGAGAATATGTTTCATTTGACGATTATGAAATTGCAATGCAAAAGAAGCGGGAGGAAATTGAGGGTTTAAGAAAAGAGTTAAGAGAATCTAAAGGCCATATTACACAACTTAAACACGAATTAGAAGAAAAGCGCAGTTTTGAAACCGACAGACTTGTAAAACTACCATTTGACGCACTCGAAACAGCAAATATGCTTATAAATGCAACATATTCAAGAAAAACGAGTAACGTTGAGAAAGTATTTATCGGATGTAATGTAGTAAAAGGAGATATCTATTCTATTGACGAGCTAGAGCAGATTGCGGAGCATTTGCTTGTGTATTGTAAGCACAACAAAGAGAATTGTTGAATTTGAAAATGCATTTCATTTATTCGTCGGATGCAGTGACCATTTTATGTCTGGAATTGAAATAGAAGATATAAAATTTTGCCCTATCTGCGGTAGAAAGTTGGTGTAGTAATGGCGGAACCTTTAAGTAAATTAGCAGAAAAATGTAAAAGTTGCCCTAAATCTGAAAAATGCGACCATAAAAGAATGGAGTTATGCGCTTTAGCGGATTTGCCACCACAAAATCTTGCAAGTGCTACACAAAACATTTTAATAGACAATATGTCACCTGTATTGAGGGAAGAAATAAAAAGCCCTTTAAGTCCATTTAGGTACAAAGACGAATTAGAAAAAGCACTAAATGATTTCTATTTTGGAAATATGTTTATGTATGGCGATTAGAAAGTTGGTGGAAGAATGAATGAATTAACACAAAACAAAGATGGATATATCGTATTTGATGAGAGCGGAACTTGCCCGCTTGCATATGGTGCGGCAGAAAAATGGTTTAAGACTTATGATGAGGCAATAGCATATGCCATGGATAAAATCGCAAAAAACTGCGAACTATTTAAAGACCGCATTGATTTTAACTCAGTAATTGTTTATGAGGGTTCAGAAGAATTTATGCGCGGAACACATACCATCCCACGTGAAAAAATTTTGTTTTGGTGGAAAAATCATAAATAGTTTGGCGAGGTGGAAGAATGAAACATCAAAAAGAATGGCACACTTGTGACAGGTGCGGTGTTGAAATCGAGTACAACTATAGCGCTGTTGCAAATATTGAGGTAGAAAAGCAATCATACGGCCTTGGTGTCTGCGGAGCTATTTATAAGAGAAAAACACAAAGAGAAAGAAATAGTTTTGATTTATGCCCTAAGTGCAGGAGAGATTTTGAGAGGTTTATGAGAAATGAACAACATTGACAATCCTTTATCAGAGTATCAACCGCCATCTAAAGAAGCATTGAGAAATTTTGGCATAGATATTTCAAGAGAAGCGGTAGAAAAATATGCTTTGGAAAATTTTGGCAGACTGCCACAAAGCCATATTGAAATGAATTTTGCTAGGGATTCTAAAATAGTTGAAGAAACAAAGAGATTTATAAGGAATGAAAATAATAAATTGTAAAGGAGAAAATAAATTATGAATTTTGGACAGGCAATTGAAGCATTAAAGAATGGTAAGAAAGTAGCAAGAGTCGGATGGAATGGCAAGGGAATGTTTGTGTATTATGTTCCGGCCGGCAATTTTAAGTCTTATACAGAAATTGGGAAATCTATTGCAGATAAAGACGATTTAGTACATTACAATCCGTATTTTGCTATCAAAAATGTTAATGACACTGTTTCTACATGGGTTCCGTCAATTAATGATTGTTTAGCAGAAGATTGGTATGTAGTTGAGTAACATATGGGAGCGTGTTTGAACTATGAGCATGGCAGAAGTAATTAAATCAATAGAGCGTGAAGCGTTTAGAGAAGCACAATCACACGAAATAGGCGGTAGAAATGACGAGCCTATAGATTGTTCCACTTTAGAAGATGAACCTGTTATTGTGGCAGATAACGAAGTAGACAGGCAAGCGTTGAGAGATTGCTTTAAGGAGTAAGAATATGAAAATAACAGAAATGAATAACTGCATTGAAGAAATGCGTAAATGCTACAAGTTTGAGGATGATAAAACGGAAATAAGACTCGGCAGTGTACCAAGTAGTGGCTGTGACAGGCATGTATTTGTCAGCACAATGAATGAAAACGGAACACAGATTGAAATGACAAGAATAGCGGATAGATTAGAAGAAGCAGACTATTGTTTACGATGAAAGGAAATCAAATGAACGAAATAAAATCAGGAATGAAAATTGCCTATCAAGGAGTAAAAGAAGAAATGGAAACAATAGTTGCAGAACTTGCAAGAAAAGGAATTGAAAAGCCAAAAGGCTTTAGTGCATTGGAGCAGTTTATAAAAGACCGACTTTCAGAATGCGAATAAAAACAATTACCGGCTACAGATTGATTGTAGTCGCTACCCTAAAACAGTTATAGGCAGAGGTCTATAAGCACCTTTGCTTTTTAAAAGTGGAGGTGCTTTTCTTATGGCTAGTCAGAGCCTTATTTCCACAGTTGATAGTTACGAAAATTACATAGAGAAAAACGGAATAGACGAGCAAGTAATCAATGCTTATGTAGACGCTTGCAGTGTAGCCATAAATGGTGAAAAAGATATTGAGTATGGACTACAACTCACTAAGAGGGCAAAAGAGCTTATAGAGGGCTTCTGCACGGCTAAAACAGGTGGTACGATTTGGGATTTGGAAAAATACGCATTCGACCACAAAACCACATATGAGCTGATAAACAAAAAATATGAGGTTTTGCTACTTGAAGCCCAAAACAAAATAGTTGACAGCTATTTTCAGTACATAGAGAAAAAGCGTGAGCCTAAAGACCGATTTTATATGCCACGTAGGAAACAACTAATCAAAATCGGACTTGTGGACGCACTGCAAGGCATGATTGATGATAAATACGACATATTGTGCGTGAGTCTAGTGCCTGGAGCTGGAAAGAGTACGATTGAGAAATTTTTTCATTCGGCAGTTGCCGGTTGGTTTCCAAAAGACTACAGCCTATTTTATTCACATAGTGGCGACATTACACGAATGTACTACGATGGAGTATACGATATTGTTACTAATGATGATGATTATGCGTGGCACGATATTTTCCCTAATCTATCGGTTACAAGCACCAATGCCAAAATGGAGCAATTCAATATTGGCAAATATAAACCTTTTCCATCAGTGCAATGTACTTCTGTTGGAAGCAAGAATGCCGGAAAAGTCCGTGCAAGTAAATTTTTGCTAGTTGATGATATGATAGGCGGAATTGAGGAAGCCTTAAATCCTACAATACTTGATAAATTATGGGATAAATATGCAGTAGATGCAAGACAGCGTAAGACACAAGACACAGACGGAAAGCCATGCAAAGAGATACATATTGCCACTCGTTGGAGCGTACATGATGTTATTGGACGCATTCAAAACATGTATATTGGAAATCCGAGAGTCAAAACAATATCAGTGCCCGATGTAGACCCTGTGACAGGAGAAAGCAATTTTGATTATGAATATGGCGGTTTTACGAAAGAGTTTTTTGCCGACCAACAATTGCTCATGGACGAAATCTCTTACCGATGTTTGTATAAACAGGAACCTATCGAGCGTGAGGGCTTATTGTTTCCTGACGATAAAATCCGCAGATATTTCAATCTACCACATGGTGAGCCGGAAATTATCACAGCTCAATGCGATACAAAAGGAAAAGGCACAGATTATTTTGTTATGCCAATACTGCAAAAATATGGTGAGGACTATTATTGTGTTGATTGCGTGTGCGATAATACGGCAGACTATGAAATGCAGTATGAAAATGCGTCAAACACATTAGTCAATAACCAGGTGCAAGAGTGTGAGTTTGAGCGTAATGCCGGCGGTGACAGAGTGGCTATGGAAGTCAATAAGCGAGTTGAAAATAAAGGGTGGATATGCAACATCACTGATGTGCCGACAGAGACAAATAAGGAAGCACGTATTTTTCAGTGTTCTAACTGGATTTTACAACATATTATCTTTAAAGACCAATCGCTTTATAAACCTAACGAGCCGTATGGAGTAATGGTATCACTGTTGAAACGATATTCAGTGACAGGCAAAAAACAGCTTGATGATGTTCCTGATGTTTTTTCAAACTTTGCCTTAAGAATGACGCAAGGCAGTAGAATAGCAAAGGTTGAAGCAGTACATAATCCGTTCAGAGGAGGGCTTTATTAATGAATACAAAAACTTACTTAAATCAGATTAGCAGATTAGATAAAATGATACAAAATAAGCTGTCTGAAATATATCGGCTTAAGACAATAGCATGTAGCGTTACTGTTTCAACAGAAAAAGAGGCGGTTGATGTTTCATCTGACAAAGATAAATTAGGCAGTACAGTAACTAAAATTGTGGACTTGGAAAAAGATACAGACAGACTTGTTGATGAATTTATGAGAAAAAGAAATCATATTATCAGTCAAATTGATAGCATGGAGAATACTGACTATTATCATGTACTCTCAATGAGATATGTCAATCAAAACACTTTTGAAGAAATTGCACAGGCTACAAATTGGAGCATAAGAAAAATATTTACAATCCACGGCAGAGCCTTGCAAGAGTTTGAAAGGCTTTACGGAAAAGAATACCTTGAAAATGTGCAGTAGTGTGCATAGTTTTGCATATCATTGCATATATACACTTAAAAAATTGACAGTTATAATATAACTATGAAAAAATCGTAATTCGTTCATTGCGTAAAATCTCTTTTAGAAATAGCACTCACAGATTGTGGGTGCTATTTTTTGTGAAGCGAGGGTGACATGAATAATCAGAATATTAATATTGTACCAACAGGAAAACGAAGTGTAATGTGCCCTCGTTGTGGAAAGCTATTAACGTGGGTAAATAAAAGCGACAAGAAACACCATAAAGTAATGTGTACGCACTGCCGTAAATGGATATGGTTTTGGGCCGGCACACAAGAATTTCAGATAAAAGAGGTTCCACAGAGAACTTCTGCAAGTGGCATGAGGTTTTATTGATGTATAGATATGCTCATAAAAATGTAAGACCTTTTTCGGCTGTTTGCCATAATAATTACGGCAGACAAGTTATTTTCACACGTAAAAGGCAAATCACAAAAAACAACATAATCGAAGAACTGAATAAAGCACTTGTGATTCACGAGCAAAACGCTATTGAGATTGAGTATCTTGACAGATACTACCGTGGTGACCAACCGATTTTGTATAGACAGAAAGTGAACCGCCCGGAAATCAATAACAAGATTGCCGTAAATCTTGCGTATGAACTTGTCGAGCGCAAAACCGCAGAGATGTGTGCCGAGCCAATCCAATATGTGCTGCGTGGCACCGATAACCACAAGTCAGAAGAAATCACACAGCTTAACATCACGATGGACTCTGAAAGTAAACAAGAGTGCGACATAGACATACATCGTTGGAGAAGTATATGTGGTACCGGCTACAGATTCATCGGTAATGATGACGGACAAGGACAGTTGCTTGATGAAAGCGATTTTTATTTATCGTCTGAAAATCCAATGTACACCTTTGTAGTGTACTACTCGAACGGACGTCCGGCATTCTCTTGCCAAATCGGAGAGGATGAGAACGGAGCAGATATTTATTATGTGTTCACCGATAATGAGTGGTTTGATATTCGTAACGACAAGATTTATGCAAGCGGAGTAAACGGAAATAGAGCAATTCCGGTGATTGAATATCCAAATAATGCAAGGCGATTATCTGATATTGAAATGACTATTGCAATCACAGACGCTATTAACGTGCTTACATCGGACAGAATTAATGGAGTCGAGCAGTTTGTGTCTGCATGGGTGAAATTCGTTAATTGCGAGATTGACATAGATACATTCAGAAAAATGCGACAAGAGGGAGCATTGGTAGTTAAATCTAACAATGGTTCAGACAACAAGGCTGATGTTGATGTAATGACGAGCGAGCTTAATCAGACAGAGGGGCAAGTGGTATTCACTGACCTTTTTGAAAGATTTTTAAGTATTCAAGGTCTTGCAAATCGTCAGGGCAACACAGGCGGTGATACCGGCTCAGCCGTAGAACTACGAAACGGACATTACGATGCCGGACTTAGGACAGCTATCAATGAGCCTATCCTTAAGAAATCGGAGAGAATGGCACTTAGGCTTATTCTTAACAGGCTGAGAATTAATAAGGGCTTTACGCTTATGCCTAGTGATGTTGAGATACACATTAATCACAACAAACTGGACAACATGCTTGTTAAAGCAGAGGTGCTTCAAATACTGCTTAACTGCGGTATCAATTACAAAAGAGCCGTCAAGACAATTGACATGTTTAGCGACCCTGAACAAGTTACTCTCGAAAGTGCTAAACGCATGGAAATGTTATTCCCGGAAGAACAGCCGACAGCAGCTACACCTAACAATAATAACGATGATAAGAACAATGGAAAGACAGCCGATGAATAATTGGCTGTCAATTAATTTGGAGCTTGATATGGCAGATGAAATCCACGCACTTAACAAAAATGAAATACAAGACATAGATTATGACACATATTTTGGCGAGATGGATTTATCTGACGAGGAAAAGGAAGATAGAAAAAACCTTGCTGAAAAGTTTGAAAAAATCTTTGTTATGCTATTTGCCTTGTTATCCGGCAAGGAAGAAACAGAGATAACAACTATCACTAAAGAATTTATTATCAGATATGAGAGCATTGCCACGCAGTATTGTAAAGCAAAGAGAACACCCTCATATATTACGGATTATGCCCGGTACATTGTGAATGAGGTAGTTGACGCTACCACGCAAAATATTGAGGTTGAGTATTTTACTTCACAGAAGCGAGCAAAAAATGTAGCTGCGAATGAAGCTAATGCAGTCGGCAATTACAGATTACAAACTGAAATGGTGAAACAAGGTTACAAAACAAAAGAATGGCGCTCAAAAGAAGATCCACATGTCAGACCTACACATGCAGATGTTGACAGAAAGAGGATTGATATTTTTGAGCCGTTTGAGGTTGGAAATTCACTAATGATGTTTCCTAAAGACCATTCTTTAGGGGCACAGGTAAAAGAAATAGCAGGGTGCAGATGCAGTCTTAAATATTACAAATAATGAGCAACTTGTAAGGAAAACTTATAGGTTGCTTTTTATTATACAAAATTTGCAGTTGTGCGTTAAACAACAGAAAAACTCGGCGGGAGCGACCCGCGATAACAAAAGCGTGAGTTACGGAGGTAATTGAAATGACAAGAAATGATGTTTTGAAGCTTTTCCCGGACGCAACGGATGAGCAGATAACAAATCTGCTTAACAAGAGCGGTGAGGAAATGGCAAGAGAGAAAGAGAAAGCCAATCAGTATAAGGCTAAAGCCGACAAAGCTGACGAGCTACAGACACAGCTTGACGAGCTACAGAATGGCAACATGACGGAGCTTGAAAAGGCAAATAAAGCCTTAGAGACAGCCAATCAGCAGATAGCCAAGCTACAGAAAGATAACGCTGTCAGAGACTTGCGTGAGAAGGCTATGTCAGATTTTGGAATTACAGCCGAACAGGCAAAGACAGTAGTAAAAGAGGATGGCTCTTTTGACACGACATCACTTGGCAAGATTATTTCCGACATGAAAGCCAATGCGATAGCAGAGTATGAGAAAAACGCTCTCAACAATACTCCGAATCCAAGCAATGGCGGTAACAATAATGAACCCGACTCAAAGCCAGCAGATGTAGCCAATGCAGAACAAATCTCATTCGGTACAGTTGCAAGTGCTGAAACTCAAAACAGCTATGTAATTTAAAACAGGAGGTAGAACGATGGGAAAGCCGATCGTAAGAGACTTTACACAGAGTAAAGGAATTTTAAAATTTTTCCCTTATGAGGGTGCAGCGTGCCTTGTACCGCAGACTATGGTAACAAGCGCAGACGCAAACGGAATGAAGATTGTACCGGCCGGTACACCATTCCCAAGCAATGACGCAGAGTGCAAGGGATATCTGTTACACGATGTAGATGTAACAATGGGTGACGCACCTGGAACATATGTATATCAGGGAACTATTGATTGGGAGAAAGTTAAGTCACTTTCAATCGCAGATGAAGCTAGAACTGCAACACCTAGAGTTACTTTCTATGGCGCACCAAAGATTGTAGCAAGTCAGGTTTAAAGGAGGTAGAAGAACATGGCATTACCATTAGCAGAAGCATTTACAGCGAGAAGCCTCGGTGTAATGTGGAACAATTATCAGAAGACATTAGGAACTGCCCCTTATCTTGGCAGACAGAAATTTGGAACACGTAAACAGGACTCACTCGACCTTAGATTCATCAAGGGCAAGAACGGACTGCCGGTATCACTCAAAGCTTCAAACTTTGATGCACAGGCAGAGTTAAGAGACGTTGGAGGTTTCTCTGACATTCAGAACTCAATGCCATTTTATCGTGAGTCTTATATGGTAACAGAGAAGGAGGAACAGGAGTATGACAATTACAGAACTTCTGAAAACTCTAACCTTGCCAATAACGTATTACGTGAAATCTCAAAGAAACCAATGAACCTTATCGAGGGCGCATTAGTTGTGCCGGAGAGACAGATTTGGCAGTTACTTGCACCTACAGATGGTGTACCAAGAGTAAAAGTAACTATTGGCGACAAACCTTTTTACATTGACTATCTTGCAGATAATGAGAAATCAGAGCATACGGCAAAGCATTACAAGACTTTTACAGGCACAAGTGCATGGGACAAGTCGGATACAGCCACACCACTTGACGACCTTATTAAGACCAAGAGAGATTTCTCAAAGGCTACAGGCTACTCACTTACACGTTTCACCATGAATACAGAGACTTGGGAAATGGTTCTCGGAGCAGAGGATACAAAGAAACAGGTACTCGGTATCACTGCTTACAATGGCGGTATCAGATTACAGCAAGGACAGGTTACTGAATACCTTAGAGGATATGGCATCGAGATTGAAGTATACGATAAGCTCTATGTTGATGAGTCAGGACAGACGCAGTACTTTGTACCAACAGGCATTGTATCTGCGCAGTCTGCCGGAGTATTCCTTGGCGATTACACATTCGGTAAGACTCCAGAGGAAAGAAGCGGAAGTATCACAGACGGAAACCTCTCACTTGTTGAGACAGGTGTATCTGTATACACATACGCTACAAATCATCCTATCAATACTCACTGTATCGTATCTATGATTGGATTACCTACATTCGAGGGTATGGATAGCGTTATGGTTCTCAAAGTTAAGGAGGATTAAGGCTTATGATAGCAACGCACTCTATAAAGCATGATGGAGTGTGGTATAAAGTCGGAGATGAGGTGCCGGAAAGCAATAGCAATTCGGTGCCTTCTGATTTTATGAACCCACCTGAAACAACATACACAAAGACAGAAATTAACAGAATGTCAACAGCCGACCTAAAAAAGCTTGCGAGCGAAAATGGTATTGAAAATGCCACAGAAATAAATGGCGGTGAATTGAAAAAACTGTTAATTGAAAAGTTTGGATTATAAGGAGCTTGGCATGGAATACACCACATTAGAGCAAGTCAAAATCAGACTCAAACAATTTCATATCGAAACTGTCACAAACGATGATGAAACAACATCTGATGTGGTTGTATTCGATAAAAAGGAAGATAACCCACTCATTGAACAGCTCATTAAACAAGCCACGGAAGATGTAAAAGCAAAAAGGTGTTATCCGGACACTTTCACTGATGATGATATAACTGCTGATTTAAAGCAGTTTGAAAATGTCGTTATTAATCTTGCTGTCTACGACCATTCACAAGCCGGTGAGAACTACATGAGTGCGTTAAGTGAGGGTGGAGTGAGCCGTACATGGAAAGACAGAGATAAGCTGTTTGTCGGAGTTTTTCCTTTTGTCAAAGTGCTATAAATCTTGCCTATAGGGCATTATATAAAAAGATAAGAAGATTGTGCGTTACCATTTTACTGATGTCGGTAACATGGTAGCAGGCGGTACACATTAAGTGGTGGTGGGCGGTGTGCCAATTACCAAAGATGAAAGGCTGTAAGATGAAAACTTTAATCTATCAGACATACATTATTGCCTTACCGATTGTTCTAACAGCGCTTTTGGGTTATATTGTTTGGCTTTTACAAGAGCAGAAAAAACAAAAAGCAATAGACACAAAAGAAAGAAATGAACGCATTGAAGAGGAAAAGAAGCTACGACAAGCAAACGGAAAAGGTACAATGCTACTTTTGCGAGTACAGCTTATCGAATACCATGATAAGTACATGAAGCTTGGCGAAATTCCCTCATATGCGTATCAGAATTTTTGCGAGATGTATGACGCATACCACGCACTCGGTGGTAATGGCATGGTAACAAAAATGAAAAATGAGATTGAGGAAATCCATTTAGGCAAAGGAGGTAAAAGCTGATGGACTTTACACAAGTACCTACAGTAGTTGCTATTATGGTAATTACTTATTTAATCGGATATGCTTCAAAGCAGATACCACAGGTTAAAGATAATATTATTCCTATTATCGTAGGTGTAGCCGGTGGAATACTCGGTATTGTTGGAATGTTTGTAATTCCCGGTTATCCGGCAGACAACATTCTTGACGCAATAGCAGTTGGCATTGTGTCGGGCATGGCAAGTACCGGTGTTAATCAGATTTACAAGCAGATAAAGAAGAATGCTTGACATTAATAAACAAGCCATGAAATACGCGCTTCAAGGTCAAACAGTCACAGTCTACGAAAAAGACGAGGACGGAAATCTAAAGTTTTATGAGACGGAGGATGGAGAGAAGATATATTACACCCATGAAGAAACAGGCTTTTCAGAGCCGGTTGATTTTCGGGCGAATATATCGTTTGACGGAGGAGAAGCACAGAACAAGGAATATGGCTTTAATACGGCTGATTTTGACGCTGTTTTGCTGACAGACAGAGGAGAATACCCTTTTAAAAAAGGTGATGTTATTTGGCTTGATAGCGAGCCTATAAAGGATGCCAACGGATTAGTTGATTCAACTTCCGCAGACTTTACAATAGTAGGGGTCAAGCCCTCTCTCTATTCAGTTAAGTACATGTTGAAAGCAGTCGTGAAAGAAGTGTAATTATGAAGATTGACGTTTCTCTGACAGAAAAATCTATACAAGATGCGATAGACAAGCTTGAAAGATACAAAGACCGCTTACAGGACAAGTGCATAGCATTTGTCGGAGAGCTTGCTAGTAATGGCATTGCTGTAGCACAAGCAAATACAGGCAATTTCGGGCACTATATTACATTTAGTTACGAAATTAAAGATACAACGGACGGCTGTACAGCTATTGTACTTGCCACGGAAACAGGGCAGATACAAAGCACATGGCAGACGGCAGATGGGCTTAAGACAGTCGATGTGTCGCCTTTACTTATGGCTGAATACGGCTCGGGCTGGAGAGCTAAGCCACACTTTAATGATGCAAGAGGCGGTCAAGGAACTTTCCCAGGGCAGACACACGCATTCGATAGTGAGGGTTGGTATTGGAGAGACGAAAGCGGAGAATTACACCATTCATACGGCATTACACCTACAATGCCGATGTATCACGCGTTTGTAGAAATGGAAAACGACATTATGAGAACGGCACGGAAAAATTTTAGTTGAGGTGAGATAAAGTGGCGAGTCAAAATCAATGGGTTTATGACCTTGAAAATCTCACATATGCGATTGTGAAAACCCGATGTGAGAAAAAATTGAAAACTAAATATCCCAAGCTAAAATTCACACAAGAGGAACAGTCGGACAGTGCAACGGCTAGTTTCCCAACAGCGCTAGTTCAAGCACTTGAACCCATTGAACAGAATGAGGATTTAGAGTGCGAAAGAATAAATACAGTGTTATTTACGGCACAAGTAATTGTTACAACGAATAAAAGCCGTTCAGAAGCCTTGAATGTGGCACAGGCAGTGGCTAATGAATACAAAGCTATGTCATTCAAGCTGACAACAGCCCCATTTGCTAGGAAAAACGGCAAATTATGGACAGCAACATTACGTGCTAGGCGGTCATTTGACTGGAACGATAGATTATAAGAGCTTTTTGGCTCTTATTTTTTTATGAAAATTAGGAGGTAATACAAATGGCAACAGGATTAAAAAGTAGAATTGCTTACAAGACACCAACCGCATCTGCCACAAGTGGCGATTACTGGGTTGGAACTTACAAGCTCTTACTTAGAGCAAAATCAATTCCCTCACCATTCGGTTCACAGAATATGGTAGATACTTCAACTCTTGAAGATTTAGTAGAGACACAGGAAATGGGTAGACGTTCAGCCGGTTCCATGGAAGTCGAGGGAGCTTTCGAGAAAAAGTACAAGGATGAGATGGTAACTAACGAGGGCAAGAAGCTCGACTTTATCATTCTTTATGGTACAGACGGAAAAGGTTCAGAGGGTATCTGCGCTTTTATCGGTCAGGAATCATTCGCCCCAGGTGAAGCTTCCGATGACCACTTAACAGGAACTGCGACTGTATCAGTTCAGACAGTGCCTAAGTGGATTGAGGATAACTACGAGGTTGCGGTAACAGAGGATGACCAAGGCTATCCAACAGCAATCACACTCACAAAAAAAGGGTGAGCCAATCGGAAAAAGCCGTAGCGGTTGGCTATGATGATAGCACGGCTGACAGCGAACTTGAAGATACAATATAGTAAGGTAATTGAGGCAGTTTTAATACTGCCTCTTTCCCTATATAAATTAGGGAGAAAGGGAAAGATAAAATGAAAATTAAATTAAATGGAAAAGAGTATACAGTTAAATTCGGATATGCACCGGTAGTTAAGAATAAAATTATTCCAAGGCTCGTAGGAATGGAGCAACAGGGCGAGGGGCTTGAAGTCATTGACAACATGCTTGAATTTTTACCGGAGTTTTTACTCGTGGGCTTACAGAAATTCCATGCTGACGAATTTGGCTTTGATTTTGACAATAAAGAAGCAAAAGAGAAACAGCTTGTAAAGGTATACGATTTACTTGACGATTACCTCGACCCGGAGAATGAAGAGGGCGGAGATTTACAATCACTCTATAATGACTTGTCTGCGGAAATGGAGAAAAACAGTTTTTTATCCAAGATGTTGGCGAAAGAGGTACAGACAGCCAAGAAGAAACCAATCAAGAAGTAAAAGAACTTACATGGGAAGTGTATTGTAACGAAATCCGCCCATATTGGCTTTTAGCAACTAAAGGCTATGGATTTAGCGTTGAGGACATAGACATGTCTTGTCCGGCTGATTTAGAGCCTTATTCAAAGGCTTATATGCTTGCGCAAAAAGAAGCAGACTCCAACATGTGGGCTTGGTGGGGCACATACGGATTAAGCGCAACTCTTACAGCTATCGACAGAGCCTTAAATGGCAACAAGGCAAGAGCAAAATACATCGAAAAATCGTTAAATGAGCAATACTCAAAAGATAACGAGCCTAAATATAAGGAGTCTAATGAGGAAATTGCCGTTTATGAAATGAAGCAACGAATTAACGCATTAAGACAATCGGGATTACCTGAAAGTCCTGATTAATGAGGTGAAAATATGGCATATAAAGGAATTGACGTATCGTCATATCAAGGAAATATTGATTGGAGTAAGGTTAAGTGGGCTGGAGTGCAATTTGCAATCCTTAAAATAATCCGCAAAGACCTTAATCCGGATAAAACCTTTGAAGCAAATTGGAAAGGCTGTACCGATGTAGGAATGCCGATACAAGGTGTTTATAACTACTCATACGCTACAACAGTAGACAAGGCAAAGACGGATGCAAACAAGGTCATTCAGACACTTAACGGAAGAAAAACTTTCGTTTGGTTAGATGTTGAAGATAAATGCCAGCAAGGGCTTGGACAGACACTTATTGACATTATCAACACATATCAGAGTGTTATCAAGGGTGCCGGGCTTAACTTTGGCGTATACACAGGGCTTAGCTTTTACAATCAGTACATTGCGCCATACGCAAATCAGATTAATTGTCCGTTTTGGATAGCGCGCTATCCATCAACTAAGGGAATGTCTATTGGTGATGAGCCTAACAGTGCAAAGAAGCCTGTTATTCAACATCCTCTGTATGGCTGGCAGTATTCGAGTGCATTTACTTGTAGCGGTCTGAATAACAGCACTGACGCTAACTTATTCTATATTGAGCTTGACAAGGGTGACGGAATAGAGAATAATCCGGCACCAACAGCAACTCCGACACCAATAGCAACTCCGGCAAAGAATAACGCTTGGAAAGGCAATGAGGAATATTACCTCGACAATGATAATGTAAGAAAATGGCAGCACGCTATGAATGTAGGCTTCGACCTCAAAGGAGCTGATGCACTGAAAGAAGATGGCAAGTTTGGAGCCAATTCACAGAGATTTGCTAAAAATCACAATTTGTGGAGCGGTCAGAGACATAACTGCCCGACAGCCTTTAAGTGGTTGAGAAAAACTCTGCATGACAAGTATCATTTCTACAAACTTGATACTGATTACGGCAAGTGGACGGATTATCTCACTAAATGTGTCATGGTATTTCAAAAGAATAGAGGTCTTAAGCAGGACGGCTATGTTGGATTGATTACAACATACTATCTGCTCAAAGACTAAATACATGAGAGCTACTTTAGTGTAGCTCTCTTTTTTATTACATACAGGGAGGTGAGAAAATGGCAGAGAGCATCGAGCTTCAAATCAAGTCAAACGCACAACAAGTGGCTAAAGACATAGGCAACTTACAAAGTAAACTGCAAGGACTTGGAACTACTCTCAATTCCCTCAATGGTGCAAGCATAAGCAATTTTGCGAGTGGAATGTCACAGCTCGCAACATCACTTAGAAGCGTGAGCAGTATTGACACTCGTACTTTTAGCAAGATTGCAACCAACATGGAGAAGCTCGGCAACCTTGATACTGCAAGACTTGTCAGCTCGGCAAGTGCTTTAAAGAGCATGGCAACAGAATTGTCGGGCTTTGCGAGTATCTCAAAGCAATCAGCAGAGATTACACAGCTAACAGCTTCAATCTCAAAGCTCGGTTCAAAATCAGCCGGTTATGCTGCGGATAACATCAGGAACCTTGGCAGTGCCTTGAAAGAGGTAATGACAACATTATCTAACGCACCGAGAGTCAGCAATAACATAATTCAAATGACTAACGCACTTGCTAATCTGTCGCAACAAGGCTCAAAAGTCGGTTCAGCTAGTAGGTCACTTGTAACAGGCTTTTCAAACACAACTAAGTCGATTAAGAGTACAAGAAGCGGATTTAGTGGCTTGGCTTCAACTATCGGTAAGTTTTACGCAACTTATTGGTTGGTTATGCGAGCCGTAGGAAAAATAGGCAGTGCAGTTGATTTAGCAAGCCAACTAACCGAGGTTCAAAACGTAGTAGATACCACGTTTGGCGATATGGCAAGCAAAGTTGATGATTTTACAAAAACATCAATTCAAGATTTTGGAATGTCGGAGCTGACAGTTAAGCAAATATCAAGCCGTTTCCAAGCGTTAGGTACTTCTATAGGTCTTTCATCAGAGCAAGTGGCAAATGGTACGGCAGTGGCAAATAAAGCTCTTATGAGCCAAAATAACACGCTATACAAGACTACAGACAGTATGGCTGATATGTCACTTAATCTTACAAGATTAGCTGGTGATATGGCTTCATTCTACGATGTAGACCAAGCTGATGTTGCAAAGAGCTTACAATCCATTTTCACAGGAACAATTGCACCATTAAGGAGATACGGACTTGATTTAACACAAGCTACACTTTCAGAGTGGGCTATGAAAAACGGACTTGACTCAAATATTAAATCCATGACGCAAGCTGAAAAGGTATTGCTAAGATATAATTATGTCATAGCAAACAGCAAAGCCGCGATGGGTGATTTCGCCAAAACTTCCGATAAACGAAACGTTAGTTTCATGTGTCGCGCAGCATAGTAATATGCTGATGAAAAATCGAGCAAAGTCGGTGAATGCTAAGTTGACTTTTATTTTTAATATGATATAATAAGTACATAGAAAGGAGATTTTATGAATACTTATTATATCTACGAAGCAAAAAATCTTTTAAATGGAAAATTATATATCGGATGTACAAATAACATAGGTCAAAGAATAAGACAACATATTTTGACAGCAAGTAAGTGTGATAATGAATTTCACAAAGCACTTAATAAAGATGGCATTACAAACTTTTCTTGGAGAATCCTTGAAACGTGCTTAGCGAAAGAAGATGCTGTCGTTTTAGAAGCAAAGTATATTTCTATGCTTAATACAATAACTCCAAAAGGTTATAATATGGCATGGGCTAATGGAGGAATGCCAAAAACAAGACCTATTGTATGTTTGTCGTTAGATGGAAAAATTGAAAAAAAATATGAATATTTTTCTCAAGCAGTAAAAGACGGTTACGATATTGGAAGCATAAGAGAAAGCTTGAAATCAAATACAAGGACATCATTTAATCATATATTTATGTATGAAGATGATTATATTAAAAATGGTGCCAAAAAGTATAGAAAGCCAATTTCTAAATGCGCAAAAAAAATTGTAATGTGCGACCTTGATGGGAATTTTATTGCAGAATATGAAAGTGTTGCAGCTGCGGCTGAGCAGACAGGATTTAGAAGACCTAATATATCTGCAAACTTGACAGGAATGTCAAAAACTACAAATAATCATATCTTTGTTTATAAAAATAATTATCCAATAAAAGATTTATCTATTTATAAAAAATGCGGAAAAGGAATAAAGATTGTTCAGTTAGATAAAACAACAGGAGAACTTTTAAATGTTTTTGATAAGATTTCTGATGCCGGAAGGTATATAGGAAAATCCTATAAAAATATTCAAAAGGTTCTTGATGACATGAGCAGAACAGCATATGGTTATAAATGGATGCGATATGAAGAATATATAAAGTCAATAAGTTAATACCGAGGTAATCAATCAGATAGCGAAAGGCTGATTGACACTGTAACGCGTAGGAAGTGAATAAATATAATCTTCCCAAGAGTGCTCGACAACCATAAGACGTAGAAATACGTCTTATTTTTGTGGTTGAAAATGTACGCTGAACTTATAGGAAACTATAAGAAGTAGAGGATAAAAAGCCTTTACGATAACAAATTGACATGGGCGAATAGTGTAAGAGTCCTTAAGCAAGAGTTCCAAGCATGGGGTAGTATCATAGGTAGCGTAATAATCAACGCTTTAAAGCCGTTTGTTCAAGCATTAAGTAAAGTAATGCTCAAGGTTATCAGCTTTACAAGAACTGTAGCTGACGCACTCGGAGCAATTTTCGGATGGACTATCGAGATAAGTGGTGGCGGTGCTACTGTTGATGGCATGGAGGACATAGCTGGCGGAGTAGGCGATATTGGTGATAGTGCCGATAAGTCGAATAAAAAAGCCCAAAAACTGAAAAAGACATTGCTTAGCATAGATGAGATACACGCACTTGACGATAACAGCGACAGTGGCAGTGGTGGCGGTTCAGGCAGTGGCGGTTCAGGCGGCGGTGGAGCTGGCAGTGGAGTTGATAGCTCACTGAAAAAGACCGATGGACTGCTCGAAAAATACAAATCATCAATCAAAGACCTTTACTCACTCGGAAAGTACATCGGTGACGCTCTTGCAAGTGCTATGGAGAGCATTGATTGGAAGAAGATATATCAGAAAGCTGACAATTTCGGAAAAGGGCTTGCAGACTTCCTTAACGGCTTAATCAGCCCAAGACTCTTTTATGATTTGGGCGCAACAATAGCTGGTTCGCTGAACACAGCTTTACATTTCCTCAATTCATTCGGCACAACATTCGACTGGACTAATTTTGGCTTGTCGATCGCTAACGGCATTAATGGATTTTTTGAGAATTTTGATTTTGCGTTACTAGCAAAAACTATTAACGCATGGGTGCAAGGAATATACACCATGCTAACCACGGCAATTAAAAATGTGTCGTGGAAAGACGTACTAAAAGGAATTACGGACTTTTTAAGCAATTTGGACATCAAAACTGTTGAGATAATAGTTGGCACATTGCTGATAAAAAAGATAATTTCGCTAAAATTAGGTTCAGTGGCACTCGCTTTTATTGGAAAATCATTATCAAAAGCGATAGCACAGGCAATAGCTTCAAAAATTGGATTTGAGCTTGTAGAGGGAGCTGGCATTGGAACGGCAATAATGCAAGCATTTAAAACCATTTTTGCTTCACTATCAACAAATCTTGGATTACTCATAGAGGGATTATTCAGCGGTTTAAGCTTGGGTGATGCAATAACGGCTGCATTCGGAACGGGGGCAGCAGACCTATTAGCAACAATCGGTTCTGCTTTTTCGGCAATAGCCGGAACAATTTTATCTATTGTAAATTTTGTCAAAATGTTAAAAGACGGATTTAGCTGGGTGAATGAGATTTTAATGGTGATAGGTGTTGCATTGGCTACAATCGGAGCAATATTAGCTGGTGTGGCAGCATTGCCAGCAGTAATTGTTGGAGCAATAGTGGCAGCAGTCGCAACGATTGTTGTTGTGGTAAAAGATAATTGGAACGCAATTTGTGAACTATTTTCAACAGTTGGCGAATGGTTCAATGGAAATGTCATTGAGCCTGTAGTTTCGTTTTTTAAAGATATGTGGAAAACCATAAGTGGCTTTTTCGGTTCTTTATGGAAAGACATAGTAACTGTGTGGCAAGGAGCTTCGAAATGGTTCAGTTCTACAGTAATTGAACCGATAGTTAGTTTTTTTAAAGGCTTTGCTACACGAGCACAACAGATTTTTCAAGGTGTTTGGATAATAATTCAAGCAATTTGGATAGTAGCTTCAAGCTGGTTTAATAATAATGTGATTACTCCAATTTCAAATCTGTTTAACTTTTTAAAAACGCTTATACAAACAACGATACAGACAGCAAAAGATTTTGTCCTTTCAACGTGGCAAGGGGTAGCGAGTTGGTTTAATAGTACGGTAATACAACCGATTTCAAACTTTTTTAATATGTTGAAAGCTGGCATAACATCGGCACTTAGCGTAGCAAAGAACTTTGTTATATCTACTTGGCAAAGCGTGGCGGGTTGGTTTAATGGCAATGTTATTTCGCCTATCACAAACTGCTTTAATATTATGAAAAATGGAATTACAAGCGCATTTAATTATGTGTGGAGTTCAATAAGAGGCGGTGTTACAGGAGCCATGAACTACGTTATTTCAAAAATAGAGAATGGGGTTAATTTTGTTGTCAGTGGAATCAACTCTTTATTAAGAGGATTTAACAAAGTTGTTTCTATGGCTGCTAAGGTGGTCGGTACAAATTGGGGTGGAGTATCGTTGGTTCCGAAAGTGCATATTCCAAGGCTTGCTAGTGGCGGAATTTTCCCAAGGGGAGAGGACGGCATGGCTTTTATTAATCATAACGAGCTAGTCGGTAAATTCTCAAATGGCAAAAACGTGGTAGCAAATAACCAACAAATCACCGAGGGAATTAAACAGGCTGTCATGGAGGGCATGGCGCAAGTAATGATGAACTATAATGCCGGTGGAAACTCTGCACCTATCATTGAAAACGTGTTCAAATGCGACAGCGAAACGCTCTATCGCATGACACAGGTAGGTAAAGCAAAGCATGGACAACGATATATTGTAGCAAATGAATTTGGCTAAGACACTCACCCTTGCGTGGGTGTCTTTTTACGAGGTAACAAAATGGCAATGATGTTAGTAGACGGAGTGGAATTACCTACTCCGTCAAGCTTTGAATGGGGCTTGATTGATGTGTCTGCAAGCGACAGTGGACGTACACAGGACGCTCAAATGCACAAGAATAGAATAGCACAGAAACGACAGCTTAAATTGTCGTGGAGTGGTACAGACACAGCTAGGACAGCAAGGATACTTCAAATGGTAAACCCCGAATATATCAGAGTAACATATCCTGACGCTATGAGTGGCACTGATGAAACACGTACATTCTATGTAGGTGATAGAAGCGCACCTATCAAGATATGGACTATCAACAATAAGAGGTATGAGACATTGAGTTTCGACCTCATAGAAGTATAAGGCGGTGATTTAATGCTTAACGTATCGGCTAAATGGCAAAGGGCAGTAATGCTCGATAATGATATAAACGTAAATTGCTTTGCTGACATAGTTACGGCAAGCGGTGAAAAAATCCCTATTAGTGATAGTGAACTGTGGGCGAACGGCTTCGAAGTCAATGACTCAACATCGAGCAATGGCACTTTCACAATCGGGGCTTTGATTGCCGGAAAACTGAAAATTAAGCTGAATAACATTTATGAAGATTACAACAAGTATGATTTTGATAAGGCAAGCATAACAGCATATGTTTCAAAAAGCTTTTCTGACGGCACAACCGAAAAACTAAAAATTGGTGAGTATAGAGTTAGCGAGACAAGCTATGACGGCTCGCTCATAACACTTACTTGCCTTGACAATATTAATAATTTCAATCGTGAGTATGACAGCAATTTAAGTTACCCTACGACAGCGTATGAGGTAGTCAGAGATGCTTGTATTAAGTGCGATGTACCTTTTACTATGGCAAGATTTGATAACTCTGATTACGTGATTAACGAGATACCAAGTGATAATCAAAAGCTCACATATGGACAGGTGATAGCTTACATCTTACAGTTGAGCGGATTATGGGGCAAGTGCGGTCACGACGGTGAATTACTTATCGGTTGGTATGATATGAGCCAGTTTGGGAGCCAAAATTACAATGGTGGAACTTTTAGCACGAAAACTACACCATACTCTGACGGAGATAGTGTTGATGGTGGAACATTTAAGTATTCTGACGGAGATAGTGCCGATGGCGGAACATTTACAGAAACAAGAAATTACCACAATATTTACACGCAAAAAGACTTGAATGTTGCGACTGATGATGTTGTTATCACCGGGGTAAAGGTAACAGTAACCTCAAAAGAGGATAAGGCAAAAGATGTTAATACACTTGCCGGAAAAGAGGGATATGTAGTCTCAATCTCTGATAATCCGTTTATTTCGGCAGACAAGGCACAGACAGTTGCAAACTATATTTTCAAAAAAATCGGTGGCATGAGGTTCAGGCCTCTTGACGCTACACTCTTGTCAAACCCACTGATTGAGAGCGGAGATGTGGCACTTGTGACAGACCGCAAGCAGAATACCTATAGCTGTTTTATTTCTAACCGAACATTTACAGTTGGAAGTGGCACTAAAATTTCGTGTGATGCCGAAAATGCTTCAAGAAATAGTGCTGATAAATTCAGTAGTGAGACAAAGGCTGTCGTACAAGCTAGAAAAGTTGCGCAGACACAACTAAGTGCATATGACAAGCAAATGCAATTGCTGACACAGCTAATGTCCCAATCGCTTGGACTCTTTAAGACTGAACAAGTGCAAGAGGATGGCTCAATTATTTACATTATGCACAATAAAGCCGACCTTAAATCGAGCAATATACAGTGGAAAATGACAGCTAATGGCATGGCTGTATCAAATGATTACGGCAAGACATGGAAAGCAGGAGTTGACAAAGACGGAAACGCTATTTTCAATATCATGTCAGCTATTGGCATTAATTTCGATTGGGCGCATGGTGGCACACTCACTTTAGGCGGTGAGAATAACACAAACGGCAAGCAGTATGTCAAAGATGCAAACGGAAAGACACTTGTAACGCTGGATAATAAAGGTATTACACTTGATGACGAAGTAAGTATTTCGTGGAACAATATCTCAGACCAACCCGATTTTGCAACAAACGATACGCTAAACGAATTAAAAAACAATATTGGTTATACAGAAATTAACAATCAGTATGTTATTTCGCCACATATATATGCCGGAACTGTTACTGCAAGCAATTTTGTGGGCTGTAAATACGACGCACAGGGTACAAAAAAATATCTGAAAAAGAATTATACAAGCAACGATACAGACAAAATTGAGCAGATAGTATCGGGGGGATATGCGCCTAATATTGATGATTTCTTCAAATTAGACGTAGACGGAAACGGAAAAATTGATGTACTTGATGCGGTCATTATTAGAAATAAAATTATCAATGGCAATGATTTAGAGTACACAAGAAGAGTTGTGATTGACCCTAGCGAAAGCGGAACTATTGTGTTTTATCAAAATGGGGAAGTGACCGGATATATGGCACCCAAGGGAATAAATGTCGGCTCGGTATATACCGGATATTTGGAAACGCACAACTCCGTTCAAATGTACCCATATGGACAATATACCAATCCGGTGCTTTCAATAGGACAGTCAAATGATATATACATTAATAATATGACCGCCACAAACTCTACTGTAACATCTGACGCAAGATTGAAAAAGAATGTCAAGAAAATACCACAGGAATGTATAGATGGAGCAATGAAAGTGGATTTAGTTCAGTATCAATACATATCTAAGATTGACAAAGAAGAAAGAAAAAACTTTGGAATAATAGCGCAAGATGTTGCTGAAAAAATGGGCTTGCAAAATGATGAAAATTTTGGAATTTTGTCTAAAAGTAAAGAGTTTCCAAACGTAGGGGAGTGTTATAGCGTTAGTTATGAGCAATTCCTAATCTTAAGGCTTGCCGGAGACGAGCAGAAGATTGATAAAATGCAAAAACGCATAGATGAATTGGAAGATAAGTTTTCAAGATTGTGTCAGAAATTAGGCATTGATGAAAGTGAGGTGTAGCTTATGGCAATTCAAATGAGACGAGGGGCATACGCGGAGTTTGACCCCTTAAAAATGAAAGCTGGAGAATGGGCGGTATCGACCGACTCCGACACGAAAAAACAGCAGATATGGATGTGTTTCGCACCCGGAATAGTTAAGCGGATGGGAACTGTTGAGGATTTTGACACTGAAATTCAAAGACTTATTCAGAGCTATCTTGACGGCATGGCTCAATCTGTATCACAAGCTCAAAAATCAGCAGAACTTGCCACAAGCAAAGCTCAAGAATCAGCTAATTCTGCAAGCAATGCTAAAGAAAGCGAAATAAAAGCCAAGGCTTCTGAAACTAATGCTAAGACAAGCGAGACTAGCTCGGCTAAGAGCGAGTCGGAAGCGCAAAAGTACGCAGAACAAGCCAAAGAAATATCTGAGAGCTTAAGTGGAGCATTAAGGCCTCTTGGAACAATTAACTTTGCCGACTTACCGAACACAGCGAATGTCACTTCCGGTGATATGTACAATATAGCCGACCAATTTACTACGACCACAGATTTTAAAGAGGGGGCTGGTAATATAATCCCCTCCGGCAGTAATGTATATCTGACAATCGACAGATATTGGGATGTGTTAGCTGGCACACCAGTTACAGGAGTAAAAGGTGCAAAAGAAGTATATTATCGCAGAGGAAATGTAAACATAACCCCTACCAATATCGGAGCGGTTGCAGAAGATGGAAATATAAGCGATACAACAGTTACTTTTGCCGATGCAACAACTAGAGTAAATCTTGTTTCTGGCGAAAAAGTGTCGGTCGGCTTCAAGAAAATTAAGAAGTGGTTCGCTGATTTGAAAAGCTTTGCTTTTAAAGATTTAGCGAACAATCTCACGACTACTACCACTGGCAGTGCATTAGATGCGAGCCAAGGTAAGATTTTGAATGACAAATATGGTGAATTAAACCAGAGTTTAGGCAATTTAAAGACGGATTTTAAAATTAATTTAGATGGTATAAAAATTAAAGCTGGCACTATAGTAAAAGAAGTGAAATCGGGTAATAATTCATTTGTATTATTCAACTTCCAACAAGTAGCAGAGATATTTGGATTACAAACTCTCTCTGCTACTGATATTGTTATATTAGTATCTAATGGTGACGGAAATGCTTTTCCTGCTCACTTAGAAGGTGTAACATTCATGAATAATAGTTGGTATGTAGTTTTTAAAGATATACTACAAGGGAATATGAGTTGTAGAGTTCAATATGTAATATTTTATTGGGGGAATTAATTATGTAGTAATATATCTATTCTTTACAATCCCTATTGTCAATATTCGACAAAACAAAACACTTTAAAGTGCTACAGTAATGATGTTCTCAAACAAGAGAACTCTTCAAGTTTCGGTAGGGCGGCGGTTTTTCTGCCGTCCTTATTGACGTTTAAGAACAAATGTTCTATAATTGATGTATCGGAGGTAGTGTTGTATGGAATATAAAGAAGAAATAATTAAAATGATTGAGGGCTTGGAAGACAAAGACCTGTTATTGTACTTGTATGTATTTATTAAAAGAAAAATAGAGGCAGAGTAAAAACTCTGCCTTGTGGTTATATTTTCTTTTCCCAAACGTTACCACACTTTGAACACACAAACTTTGTTTTGCCATTCTTTCCCTTAATTCCGGTAGCAGTACCGACAACGGCACCGACAGGTCCGAAGAGACCACCTACTGTGTTGCCAACAAGTGCTTTACCGAATGAGAATTTTTTCTTGGTATCAACAGGTATGCCAACACCATCACAACCCCATTTAGGACATTTAACAGTTTTACTCATTAAAATACCACCTTTCTTATTAATTTAATTTATTTTGAGTATTTTTCATACATTACATCTATTAAATTCATAATACTTTCTTGCTCTTTATCCGACAATTTAGATAACTTAAATACATAATCTTTGAGCTCACTGTCTATATTTGAAAGGCCATAATCTGTATTTGATTGTTCAAATATAGGGTTACTTTCTTCACCTGTAACTAGATATGATAAGGTAGTTCCTAAAAAATCGGCAATTTTCTGCATATTTTTAGTTTTTGGCTCGCTTTTTCCTCTTTTCCAATCAGATAGAGTCATGTTTGAAATGCCTGTAGCCCTTGAAACATCGGCATTTTTCAAGCCTTTTTCGTCTAGTAATTTCTGATAGTATTCGTACATAAAAAATCCCTCATAAATTATTATGGAAAACTTTAAAATAATGCTTGACAATTAAAGAAAACCATAATATACTAGACCTAGATTAAGGGAATCCTTAAAACCTAGGTTTTAATTTTGTTATTTTGTTATCTTGGTAAGTTTCATTATAACGGATTTCCTTAATAAAATCAATGTATTTTTAAGGAAAGGAGCGTAAAAAATGAATAATTCTAAGAAATATGCTCAATCATATTCGAGATTTGAGCAAATTTTGAAGAAAAAGGGTATCACATCATACCGAGTAGCAACAGACTTGAACTTTTCACCTATGTTGCTTTCAGACTGGAAGAGAGATAAAAGCAAGCCAAAATTAGATACCATGATTAAAATTGCAAGCTATCTTGATGAACCGGTTGAAAGTTTCGTGGATTAGAAAGAAAGGAGTAGGAATGTCGAAAATCGAAATCAGACAGGTTGAGGGCGAAAAGATTTTTACAGAAATCTGCATTGACGGCCACAAAATCGACGGAGTGAGAAGCTATGAATTAAAACAAGACAGAGCCGGATTTCCTGTACTAACAATTGACCTAAATGCGTTTGATATTGCCACAGACTTGCGAACACTACAGTTGAATCAAAAATATGTAGGCACTATTAAGAGTATCAAATTTAGAGATGGCTATGAGGCTCATTTTGGCTCTCATGTTTCAGAGAGCCAATAGGAACTATTTGTTGAGATTTTGAAGAATAGAGCATTGTTTAGGGTTGCGACAACAACCAAACGACATTGCATATTGACAGACTAGCCGACCATTCTCAAGACTTTGTTTTTCCAAGTCGGAAGTATCTATCATTTTAATCTCAACGCGATAATCCTTGTTCTGCTTATTGCAGAAACCGGTAAGAATCATAAGCGACTCACCTCCTTATTAAAAGATAGGGAGATTATACCACAGAAAGGAGAAAACATGAACGATTTACAAATTTTCAATAATGAAGAGTTCGGAGAAGTCCGAATGATAGAAATTGACGGAAAGCCATATTTCGTAGCAACAGATGTGGCAACCGCACTTGGGTATGCGACACCGAGGGATGCAGTTTCTAGGCATTGCAAGGGAGTCGTGAAACGCGACACCCCTACATCTAGTGGAGTGCAGTCTATGTCATACATAAATGAGGGAGATTTATACCGACTCATTATGAAATCAAAATTGCCTAGCGCAGAGAAATTTGAGCGGTGGGTAATGGATGAGGTACTTCCGTCAATCAGAAAAACAGGCAGTTATGGTATGCCAAAGACAACAGGCGGTCAGATACAGCTTTTAGCGCAGGGCTATACAGAATTAGAGCAGAAAGTAAACGACATTAAAGATGATGTGAGCGAGCTTAAGGAAAATGTACCGCTTTACAGTTGCGATATTGACGAGATACAACAGCATGTTAAGCGCAGAGTTGTAAATATTCTTGGTGGCAAGCAGAGCGAAGCATACAGGGATAACAGCATCAGACATAAGACGTTTTCCGATATATGGACGCAGTTAAAGCGTGAGTATGGTTGCGTATCTACTTATAAGAGTATCAAGAGGAAGTATATAGACGATGTGCATGAGTTCATTGATTGCTATGTCGTGCCTAAGTATCTTGATGAGCTTATTCATGACGCAAACGCTCAACAGAGTTTTGCATAGTGAGGTGATTGTATGAGAAAAAGAACTTTAAAAGAGAAATTTTACACCGGCTGTGGCTATTCGATTTTCGGAGCATTAGCATTTGTATTTTTCCTTGGATTATCGGTGGCATACGGAATTAAGACAGCGAGTATTATCGTTGGAGCAATCGTAACAGTCTTTTGGCTTATACTGATTGCGATATGTCTCATAGAGGAGGGCGAACCGCATGAGAAAAAGAAACCTGATGTTGATGTTATTAATTTCAACAATTGGAATTATGACCTTAAAGCCAATAGCAACGAAAGCAGATAGCAAAGTTGAACTGACAGCCGGTGTTTCTTCCTATTTAAATGATGTAATGCTTGGGAAGATTGAGCCGACAGTAGTTCAGAATGAGCCGGTTGTAGTTGAGCAGACCTATGGAGAGCCAACAATTCCAACTTGCCGTAAGAAATACAGTTGTAGCCGATTTAAGAAGCTAGGGCGAGTGCGATATGGCGATTACACTTATACGTGGTACTCACAGAGGGTGTTACCTGGAGGCGGTCTAAATATTCCGGGCAGACATTTAAATGAGCATGGGCTTGTTGTAGATGAAAACGAATACGTTGTGATTGCAAGTGATGATTTACCTCACGGAACTGTAGTTGATACTCCTGTTGGCATACAAGGGATTGTATATGACGAAGGGAGCGGAAATGGAAATCTTGACATCTACTGCGATTGGTAGCCAATTGAAACGTCAGAGTGCTAACGATTACCTACAAGAACTATATCGAGCTAAACGGCACAAGGACAAATCGTTTGACTTTCAAGCGTTATTAGATAAAGAAATGGAGAAGCTAAATGAGCAACAATGTAAGACGAATTAGGCTAGGCGATACAAGATACAGATTGAAGCCATTAACAAGAGAGCAGAAGTTATTGCTCAACAAGGCTCATTACGTGGCGAGCGAGTGGCTTTTTGTATCGGAATCAGACTCATACCTAAGAGTAGTGAAAAAATCAAGCCTGCATGGGAACTTGATTCTAAAAACCATAAACAAATAGAAAGAGAGGAAATGCAATGAGAATTGTACATATTTTTGCGCAGAATTTTTGTAAATTCTACGGCAAAAACACATTAGACACAGATTTTTCAATGAAAACTGTGCTATCAGGTCAGAATGAAGTCGGCAAATCAACAGTTAAGAGAACTATTCTTGATGTGCTGAATTGTCACGATGAGAACGACAGAGAAATTACAGGCATAAGACCACATGATGAAAATGGAGTTGAGATTGATGATGTTGATATTGTAAGAGCTGTTACCTTTGAGATTGACGGAAAAGCAAAGACTCTGAAAAAGGTTACAAGGCAGAAACGCAACAAAAAAGGCGAGATTACAGGAAGTGTTACTGATTACTCAATTAATGATGTACCTTACAAAATGGCTGACTACAATCAGTACATCAATGACAACATGGCAGAACTTGGAGTATTACCATTTTGCTTAAATGCCATGACTTTGCTTAACAAGTCACAGGCAGAACAGAGATTAGCACTTGCAAGCTATTTTGGCACACGTACTGATGAAGAAATCTGCGATATGTTTCCGCAGTTTGCTGAACTTAAGCCAATGTTTGATGATGGAGATGTAGACCAGCTCAAAAAAGTATGCCGTGGCAAGCTAAACGGCACAGGCGGTAGGAATGCCTCAAAAGGACTTGTTAAGGAAAGAGACGAAATCTCAACAAGGATTGATACAATCCATTCCACCAATGAGTATACAGACCTTGCAGAGCTTGAACTACAGAAGAAAACATACGAGCCACAGCTTAAGGAAATTGAAGATAAGTTGTCCGACTATAACAAGATTTTAGAGGATAAGCAGAAAGCTACAGAGGACATTATGAACCTTAAATTTGAGCTTTCAGACATGGAGAGAAAAGCTAATGCTGACAATCAGAAAAAGCGCATGGAGCTACAGTTACAGATTGATGACTTCAATGCTTCAATCTGCGAAACAGAGTCAATGATAAGAGCTAAAAAGGTTAACATTAAAAACTTTGAAGGTACGGTTAGAATTTACACAGAGAACTTAGCAAAGGTACGTGCTGACTGGAAAAAAGCAAAGGCACTTTCCTTTGATGAAAGCAGTGTTAATTGTCCGATGTGCGGTCAGAGATTGCCGGAAGATAAGATAGAGAGCATGAGAAATGACTTTGATGAGCGAAAAGCAAAGAACCTTAAGGAGCTTGAAGATAAGGGCAATGCGTTGTCAAGTGATAGCAAGGAGCTTAAACAGGCTATCGAGGATAAGAAAAAAGAGATAGCAGACCTTGGGGTAGAGCTTAAGGAGCTGACAGAAAAGCATGATATTGTTGCTAAAGAGCTTGAAATGGTACCTACTGATATTGATATGACAGGCAACAGTGAGTATCAGGCACTTAAAGCTAAAATCGAGGAAAAAGAGAAAGCTCTTGCAGATGAAAATGATACATCGGAACTTATCAGAAAGCTCAAAAACGAGCGAAATGAACTGTTAAGGCAAGTTTCATCGGTTGATACAAAGATTGAGCTTGGCGTGGCAAATAACAAGCGCATAGACGATAGCATAGCCGACCTTGAGGATAAGAGGAAAGACCTCAATCAGGAGATAGCTGATTGGGAGAGAAAACTTGACTTACTTAAAGAGTTTACTCGTAAGAAGAATGAGCTTTTACAGGCTGATGTTAATAAGTATCTGAATTTTGCCACGGCAAAGCTTTTCAGACCGCTTTTAAATGGCGATACCGAGGAGCGCTGCGACTTTGTTTACAATGGTGAAGCATATGCAAGAAATCTCAATCATGGTGCAAGGATGTTAACAGAAGTTGACATATGCCGAGCTTTTCAGAAAGTGGTAGGTGTTAATTTTCCAATTATTATTGATGATACAGAGAGCGTTGACGATTGGAGAATACCGCAGATTGATAACCAGCTAATCTTGTTGAAACATACACAGGACAAAGAGCTTGTGATTGAGGCGGTGTGATATGAAATTATACTTTTACTTCTTGGATACTTATGGTAGGAATCCTAAAGGTTTATGCGTTGAGGAACGCGAAGCGAAAGAGAAGCCCAAGACATACAAGGCTGTTGATAGAATTTTTCCAAACGGCTATGGTACGGTAAGGAAAGATGATATTGGGCGAATAACTGATTTTGACCGTTTGTTCCTTACAGAGCCTAACTTTGAGTATGCAAAAGAGGTGTTCCGAAACAGGGCAGAAAGAAGAATTGCAGGCAAGTTGGAAGAAGTTGAAAAACTCAAGGCTGAGTTAAAAATAATAAATGAAAGTGAGGAATAGAAATGATTGAAGCAAAAGGCAGAGAAGTTACATTTAGAGGTACAAGAAGCAATGTTATAGCAGAGGCGGTTACTGTTTTACGTGCGCTTAAAGAGGAACTTTCAGAGGAAGAGTACAAAATGGTAATTAGTCTTGCTGATAAAAGTGAGGAACAGCTGAAAGATGAAGCCGAGAGAGCGAGAGAAACGCTTAAAAAGTTACTTGGATTATAGGAGGTTCAACATGAGTATTAAGAAGAGAAATTATTACATGGGTGGCAAGAAACATACTGTAGAGCTTAAGTATGACGGATATATGTATACAGTCATATCTGACGGAGTTTTATTCAAGCAGACACCTAATAAACTGTTTGCGGTTCAAGTTTTCAATGAGGTGTAAAAATGGCAGAGATAAGAACAAATCTATCGAAGGAAGATGTTTTGCACAATATGCTTGAAATTGTCGGCTATTTACTCGAACAGGAGGAAGAAGCAGACGAGATTGAGGTAAAAGTGAAAGATTTGAATATGCAATTTAAAGCATGGGCGGATGAAAAAGAAAGTGAGGATTAATTATGGCAGAGAATACACAGATAGTTGAGTATGAATCAAATGGGGAAATGGTAAAAATTTCTCCAACAATGATAAAAAGATACCTTGTAAGTGGCGGTGGCAATGTATCTGACGGAGAAGTAATGATGTTTATGTCATTATGCAGATACCAGCACTTAAATCCGTTTTTGAGAGAAGCATACCTTATTAAGTATGGAAGCAACGACCCAGCCACAATAGTTACTGGAAAAGACGTTTTTACAAAGAGAGCCAATGCGGACCCACGATATAAGGGAAAGAAAGCAGGAATTATTGTAATTAAAAAGGACGGAGCTGTTGAAGAGCGAGAGGGAACAATGGTTTTACCTAACGAAACTATCGTAGGTGGCTGGGCGAAAATCTTTATTGACGGAAAAGAGGACGAGTATCAGTCGGTAGGTTTTGATGAGTATGCAGGAAGAAAAAAAGATGGTTCGCTTAATAGCCAATGGGCGAAAAAGCCAGCCACGATGATTAGAAAAGTAGCTGTTGTACAGGCCTTAAGAGAAGCATTTCCAGATAGATTTCAAGGTTTATATGCACAAGAGGAATTTCAAAATGTATCAGATGTAAAACTTGATACAGAAAAGGTTGTTGCTGATGAAATCAAAGAAAACGCAAATAGTGTAGATTTTGATGAGGACAACATAATTGATGTAGAGCCGGCCGGCACAGCCGACAAGCAGTCAGAGGAGCTGCCGCCATTCATGCAGAGCGAGGAGGATTAAGTAATGCATCGACATGACTGGATTAAGTTTTGCAAGCATCATAAATGGGGCTATAAGTGCAAAATATGTGGGAGGTTTTGGAGACTATGAGAGTAATTTCACAGCATGGCAATGTTGATTTGCCTTATGAGCAGATAGTTGTGTGCCACGCAATGGAGAGTGTTATAGCACTATACAATGGAGAGAAATACGTATTAGGCAAGTACTCTTCCAAAGAGAAAGCGTATAAGGCTATGGAAATGCTGAGGAAAGCATGGATAAATGGAACCATAGAATTTACGCATGGAATTTACCATAGAAATATTGTTTTTCAGTTCCCACAGGATGATGAAATCGAGGTGTGAGTATGGCAAAACACACAATGCAGGAATTATACCAATGGCAGGCATTACCACTAAACATCAAAGTCAGAATGACAGCAGAGAGAATAAGAAACTGGGTAAATGAATTTGGCGAAGATGGAGTGTATCTGTCATTTAGCGGTGGAAAAGACAGCACAGTTTTAGGACACATAATCAGAGAGGTTTGCGGATATAAAAATATTCCTTTTGTGTTCGTAGATGTTCCGACACAATATCCAGAGTTGAAACAGTTTGCACAGACATTTGATAATCTTGTAATTTTAAAACCTAAGATTTCATTTGCAGAAGTTTGTGAAAAGTATGGATTTCCAATGATTAGCAAGGAAGTGTCAAATTGTGTAAGCGGTGCGAGAAAATATGTTAAATACCTTGACAGTCAAAAATCTAACAACACAATCTTAACAGACAGACAGACAGACAGACAGACAGACAGTTCCGTATGCTTGCTACATGGCAGACCTGCTAGGAATAGACAGGAGAATAAACAAGCAGAACAAACAGTACAAGAGTTTGCAGATGGGAGTTATCCCTAGCGGATCAGAATACAGGTTACGCAGACTGAATGGAAAACTGACAGATAGTAAAGGCAATTATAGTCGGTTTAATCAAGAAAAATATAAATTCTTTCTTGACGCACCATTTGAAATAAGCGACTTATGTTGTGACATTATGAAGAAAAAGCCTGCGCACGATTACGAAAAAGAAACAGGCAGAAAGCCGATTATAGCGACTATGGCAAGTGAAAGCGTTATGCGTACACAGAAATGGCTACAGGACGGCTGTAATGCTTTTAATGTTACAAGACCGCATAGCAACCCTATGGGCTTTTGGACAGAACAGGATGTATTACTTTACATCAAAGAAAACAATCTGCCAATATGTTCCGTTTATGGCGAAGTAGTTACAGATTATGAAGCTATGGGGCAATGCGAAAATCAGATGTCATTTGCTGATTTTGGGATTCTTGATAAGGAAAGACCATTGCTGAAAACAACGGGATGTCAAAGAACCGGTTGTGTACTGTGCGGATTCGGATGCCACTTAGAGAAAGAAAGCAGATTTTTAAGACTGAAAGAAACACATCCTAAATTCCATAATCTGCTATATGTCTTGAAAAACAATGGCGTGACATACGCAGAAGCTATTAATTGGGTGAACGAACACGGAAATATGAATATTAAGTATTAAAGGAAGTAATTTTATGAAATTAAAATGTTTAGGCTCATCATCAGCCGGAAATTGCTACACATTAACTTCCAACAGTGGAGAAACGCTTATCCTTGATTGTGGAATACCGATTAAGGAAATTAAAAAAGGTTTGAATTGGAACATTAAAGATGTTGTGGGTGTGTTATGCACCCATAAACACCTTGACCATAGCAAGTCAGTTTTGGAGTTGTGCAAGGCTGGCTTTCATACAGTTGTACCATATTTGATATACAGTAAATCAGAAACATTTGGCTGTAGAATGAAAAAATCAAATTTTAAAATTGATACGTTTGCATTAACAACAATAGACGGAAATTGGACACACACAGACGCAAATGGCGAGCCTTGTCCGATATACGGATTTCTGATTACTCACAAGGAAATGGGAAGAATGCTTTATATAACCGATTGTGAATTAATCAAGTGGAAGTTTAGAGACATAAATCACATTTTATTAGGTGTGAATTATGACAAGGATTTAATCGACAGGGATAATGCTGGCAAAGCTAATCACGTTTTCAGAGGTCACTTATCTATTGACACAGCTTGTGATTTTGTTAAGGCAAATTATTCAGATAGCTTGCAGAACGTCATAATGTGCCATTTATCGAGTGAAAATGCTGATAGAGATAGTTTTATCGAGAAGATGAAGAAAGTCGCTTATGGGGCAAATGTGGATGTTGCGGAGCGTGGCAAGGAATGGGTTTTGAGGAAAGGAGATGAATGTCCGTTTTGATTAGTTGGGATATAGTTACAAAGTTAATGAATTGTTTTCCTAATAGCATTATAAATCATAACGCAGAGTTTATAGCACATATTAAAAGCAATACATATCTCTGTTTAAAAGATTGCGAAAATGAAACAGATGTAAAGTGTAAGGTATTGGAATGGTTATCAAGGCCAGCATTCAAGACAAACCCTTACAACACTAAGCGAAGCAATGATAAATTTCATAAATTTATACTTAACGGAGTAAATCAGTTTTTGGAAACAGATTTTTCCGAAGAGGATATGGAACAGATTTATATATATCTTGGGAACAGATGTAATCATGCTAAAACATTGAAATTTATTGCAAGTGGGTATGATATGTCTGTTTTGAAAGATTGAAAAAGTCCGTTTTAGAAAGGAGATTATATGGCTAAAAAGAAAGGAACAGGAGTAAGTCCTATTACCAACAGAATTTATTATGGAACGCAAGATACAGAAAAGCATATGTGGATAGGGCAGAAAACAGATATAACAGATAGTGCAATAGCTTCTGTATTTGAATGGTTCATGGCGAATATGGAGGGAAAACAAGAGTATTCTATCGCATACCCAAATACAGGCTTTGAATTAGTAATGAGGAGAAAGGTGGAAAATGATTAAAGGTAGAAAAGTCTACGACCCATTAACCGATACTTGGAGCACAGGTTATTGGATTGCAGATGATAAAGGAAATTATTACCCAGTGTGGTAGAAAGGAAAATATATGAACATTGTAACATTAATCGGCAGATTAACTAGGGACCCGGAGATTAGATATTCACAGGGAGAGAATGCAATGGCAATAGCAAGGTTTACACTTGCCGTTGACAAAAATTTTAAAAAGAAAGGTGATACGGCAAATTTCATTAACTGCGTGGCTTTTGGCAAAATTGCTGAAACAGTAGAAAAGCATGTATTTAAAGGCTCAAAGATAGCAGTTATCGGTGAGTGGACTACAGGCAGTTACAAGAATAGAGACGGAAACACAGTCTACACTAACGATTGCAATATATCTAAGTTGGAATTTTGTGACAGCAAAAATTCAAGTGGCAGCAGTGCAGAGCCACAGCCAAAACCCGATGATAGCTTTATGTCAATTCCTGATGGTATTGACGAGGAATTACCATTTAACTAAGAGTCGGTTGATTACAGGGCAGTCAATAACGGCTGTCCTAGGAAGGAAAAATAATGGATTATACAAACGAAGTATTTGCGAACATTGCAAAGGATATGTCGGAGCAAAAAGATATTGCAGTTGTAAGAGCGTTTGTGTTTCAGATTACAGAACTGCTACAGAAAAACGGCATTATGCCAATATGTACTGAAAGATACATGAATATCAATTCTGATAAATCAAGTTACAGTTTTATCAGAAAAATCAATATCTCATTCGATGAGCTTGATTGTACCGAGCATGACCGAGAAGTTAGAAAACAGGCATACAGAGATTTTATCAAAGAATTTGAGGGCAGAGTTAATTCAAAAGATATATCTGAAAAACTCTTTGAAACTGAATGTATATTATTGGAGCGTGATAAGAATGAGATTGATTTACGTGGATAAACTAAAGGAGGATAAAACAATGTTTAGAAAAATGAAAAGAACAATAATGGAGGATAAAACAATGTGTAGAAAAAGAAGAAAATTAGTAGCAATAATCGGCGCGCTCACACTGGCTCTTTCCAGTGCTGTACCAGTATCAGCTTGTACACCACCGCTCAAACCACCATCTGTGAAGATTCCAGACATCAACTTTCAGCCTGATGGTGCTTTAGAAGATGCTATTAACAATGCTGTAAAAAATTGGCTCGAGAAATGCGTCCTCGCTACTCCGGTGGTGAAATATGCATCTTACTACAAGAGTGCATCAAGGTATTTTCATTACGCCTATGTGGCATTCAAGTGGTCAGAAGTCGAAAATGCAACGTCTTACAAAGTAAGAATCACAAAGGCTGATGGAACATGGAAAGAATACGACACGACTTATACAGCGTTTTACCGCACTAATTACACTGATGATTTCATCGCAGATGGTATGGACGGAGCTACAGTAAGCGTCAAAGCTTATGGCAATAACGATACATTCGGCTGTTGGTCAGACGATACTAATATTACGAGATTCGGAAGCATATATCGAAAAGAGAATTAAACTCGAAATTCAAAACGCTATAAATGAGGTTGCTATGCAGACGGCAATTGATATTGTAAAGAGAGGTGGAAACATTGAATTATCAGAACATAGCAAGAGCCAAGGCAATAGAACAGGAGAATAAAAAGCGACTATTGAAGCTGAATCCAAAGCTGAATGACAGGAGTGGGATTTACTTCCTACTCCGAGAAGATGAAAACGGATTTAAGTATGCGTATATCGGACAAAGTGTTGGAATAATTACCAGATTGGCAAGCCATATGTCTGGATATGAACAACATATAGACAAGTCATTAAAGGCACACAAGCTGTACGACAAAGAGAAAAATCCTTATGGCTGGCGAGTTGAATTTCTAAATTTCCCTGAAAGTCAGCTTGACGAAAAGGAGAAGTATTACATCAAGCTATATGCCGATAAAGGTTATCAGCTTAGAAATGTCAGTTTAGGTGGTCAAGGAGAAAATCGTGCTAGTGGTTCAATAGGTGAAAGAAAAGCACCTAAAGGCTATATGCAAGGCATACAGCAAGGCAAAAAAGTGTTAGCAAGGGAATTATCCTCTATCGCTGAAAAGCACCTTATAATCCGCTTAAAGCCAGAAAAAGAGCATAACAAGGTATCGCAGAAACAGTATGAGAAGTTTATGGATTTATTGAAAGCGGGTGAAGTAGATGGCTAAAGCAGTATTGGTTATGGATATGCCGGAATCGTGTTTTGGCTGTAATTTATGTCATATTGACGATGGGGAAGACAGAGCAACATGTCAGGCATATGAGACAGCAAAAGAAGTTAATTCTGACATATTTGAAAAACCGGAGTGGTGTCCTCTTCGGGAACTGCCGAAGAAGAAAGAAGAGTTTGAACTACGGAAGTGCAAAGGTTCTGTGAAAGGGACATGGAAAGTCCCATTGATTGAGAATAAGGGTTTTAATACCTGCTTGGATGAAATTTTAAAAGGAAAGAAAGTGGGGGGTTCAGAATGAAGATTTTAAGCAAGAAGAAATGTGAAGAAATCCTGAAAAGAATTACTGCAAATGAAATTATTCAAGCAGAGTACGGGCTACACGATATGGAAGCGGAAACAAAAGCAACGGAAAATAGAGCAGAGATAGCTTTTATTGTCGGTGGCTTCAAGGGTATGAACAAGGTGCAGAACACGTTGAGAAAGAGGTATAACAATATAAACAACGAGGGAAAAGATTAAAATACATCAACCGAAACGAAGAAAATAGGAGATTAATTAAATGGCAGAACGTAGAATGTTTGCTAAAAAAATAACTGAAAGTGACGCTTTTCTCGATATGCCGAGCAGTACTCAAATGCTTTACTTTCACCTATCCATGAATGCTGACGATGATGGATTTGTTAATAATCCTAAGAAAATACAGCGAATGTGCGGTGCTTCCGATGATGATTTTAAACTATTACTTGCAAAATCGTTTGTGCTCTTATTCGAAAGCGGTGTAATTGTGATTAAGCATTGGAAAATGCACAATTACATACAGGCTGACAGATACAGGCCTACTGATTATGTTGAAGAAAAATCAATGTTGGGATTAAAGAAAAATAAGGCATATACGCTCGATGTAAACAAAATGGATACAAAATGTATACAAGATGTATCCGTAGGTAAGGAAAGTATAGGTAAGGTAAGTATAGATAAGAATAGTATAGTTAAGGATAGTAAAGATAAGGATATAAAAGAAAAAGATATTGATAAATCAATATCTAAAAAGAAAACTGTCTACTACCCTGATGATGCAATGCTAGAAAGTGCTTTTCAGGAATATCTGACAATGCGGAAAAAGATTAAGAAGCCAATATGCACTGAAATGGCATTACACCGAGCTATGAACACTATCGAGAAACTATCAAAGGGCGATAACGATTTGGCTGTTAAGATTCTTAATCAGTCAGTAGACCATTGTTGGCGAGGACTGTACGTGCTAAAGGACAATGAGCCACATTCAACTAACAAGGGTGCTATTGATTGGGATAACGTGTAAAGGAGTGATAAAAATGGTAGAAAAAGAGCGCAGAATGCCACCTAACATTTCAGAAAGAATGTTAGAAGAAAACAGGCAAGCCGGATATAACCACGGATATACAGTTGGCTACAATGAAGCTGTTGACGATGTTGTGAATTTATTTAAATCAAAGACAACAATGGAGAACAATCTTATTGAGGAAATTGCAGAACATCTAAAGGTGGGTGGCAATTCTTGACAAGAGACGAGACAGTTAAAATCATTCGCATAATGTGTGATTGCTACCCCAATTACAAGCCGAGCAATTTATCGGAGACAGTAGATGTATGGAATATGATGTTGGAAGAATACAGTTACAGTCAAATATCTATGGCATTGAAAACTTACGTGCATTCCGATGCAAGCGGATTTGCACCGAGCATCGGACAGCTAATCAGCAAACTGCATGAGGTTCAATCCCCACAGGAGCTTAACGAAATGGAAGCATGGATGCTTGTTAGTAAGGCACTTAGGAATGGCTATTATGGTGCAGTTGAAGAATTTAACAAGCTACCACCACTCGTACAAAAGGCTGTCGGGAGCCCTGACAACTTGCGGAACTGGGCGCTGACGGACATAAACAGCATTGAAAACGTAGTCCAGTCAAATTTTATGAGAACTTACAGGACAGTTGTTAATCGAGCAAAGGAATATCAAAAAATGCCAAAGGATATACAGGCATTGATTGAAAGTACCAATAAAAGCTCGTATTCGGCTCAAATCGGCTCTAAAAATCAACAGACGATAAAATTATCGCTCGAAGATAATAAAAGCCAAAATAAGCCGATTAAAGGTATTCCAATGCCAAAAGAAATTAAGGAACGTATCGAGCAGATGAAAAGATAGGAGGTAGAGGTTTTGGTCGACCAATTAAAACATGTTTTACTCCTAGCAAAAAATGATAAAAGACAAGTATTCAAGGCAAAGATATGAAGAACGAAAAGCCAGTAACCTTTGCGTGCTTTGCGGAAAACCACTTGATAGAGAAGGTGTGGTGTGTACGGCTTGCAACAGCAAACGTACAGCATATGGAAGAGAACTTTATAAAAAATTACAGGCAGTTGGTGTTTGCCCTAGATGTGGCAAAAACTTGCTGTATGGTGATGAAAAAAGTTGCGTTGAGTGTAGGGCAAAATCAGCCGAAGCCATGTCAAAGAAACGTGCTACTGATGTTGAAAAATACAATGAGCGACAAAAAGCATGGCGAAAAGCACGATACGAAAAAGACAAGGCAAATGGCATATGCACACGCTGTCGTAGGAGAAAAGCAGACCCAGGACATACCACTTGCACATTTTGCAGAGAAACAATGAGAAGAGCACGCGTTAAAATGCCTGAAAGAACCGGCAGATATGAACAAGGACTATGTTTTTTCTGCGATAATCCGGTAAAGCCCGGATATAAGGTCTGTGAAAAACACTATCAGCAGAACGTTAAGAACGCAACTTGCGAAAAGGCAAACATAGCACGGCAGAAAATAAAAGAAAGGAATTCACAATGGACTCCTTGAAAGATTTTTATGATTTTTACCGACCACTGCAAAGGAAATATGACTTGCAAATGATTTACAAAACAAACAGCAAAGAAGCGAAAATAACTATCCGGTGGCGCGGTAAAGAGCTTGTAAAAGTCGCAGAAGAAACCACAGAAACCTGTTTCATTAGGGCGAGACGAGAACTTGAAGAAAGAATGAAAAAATATGAGCAACAAACTGAAACCAAAGAAAAAGCACAAAGAGCCGGATTTTACATGGACAAAATCAGAGAGAGTTACGCTGAAAAGCAGTAATAACCGCAGAAAGCTCGTAAGGCGGTCTTTCACAGACTTTATGGATTTAGGCTACTATGTACTGTACTTACACCATGGATTTGGCAATAAGCGCATTGTAAGGCTTGAAAGAACCATAAATGAGTACCTTGAAAGAGCGCAGAGTGAAAAAGAAATGAAAACTAAAATGCTTGCCGAATTTTTGAAAGTGAGATACGGCATTGATGTGCAGAAAGAGATTAATTTAATCCCAATGCAACAGTTGATTAGGATTTATCAGAGAAATAATCCACTTACGATAAATGACACACGACAGCTTTTGAACGATACGGCATACAGCTACATGGTTTTAGCATGTACGGCACTTAAACTAATGTTTAAATTGTCGGTTAGGGAAATTAAAGAGTTTATCGCAGAATTTAGGGACTTAATCGATACGCTGTATAAATTTAATCAATTCGGTCTGACATTGCCAAAAGTGGCACAATGCCTTGCTGATGAAGTTAATTACGTTGATGAAAGGTACATAAAGGTGATTGATTAATGACTTACGCATGGGATAACGACAGTACTCAAAATGCTCACATAAAGCAGATGAACGATAGTAGGCAAAAAGCCTACATGGAAAAACACAGAGACAATAAGGCATATGAGAGATTCAAGCACATGCCGGATTATGGGAAAGGAGTACAAAACTATGACAAATAGAGAGAAATTCGCAGAACAGATTTTGGATATTGCTTGTGGTGGTAGCAAAATAGCAGTTGACAAAACAACGTTAGAGCTGACATCGTGCTATAAATTAGCGTGTAAAAATTGTTTATTTAGTTTTGGTAATGGTGATTGCAGAGGTGCAAGAAAAAAATGGGCGAATAGCGAATATGTTGAACCACCTGTTGACTGGTCAAAAGTTGCAGTTGATACACCAATACTGGTAAGAGACAGTGCTAACTTAGAGTGGACTGAAAGACATTTTGCGAAATATGATAATGGGGTAGTTTATGCTTGGAGCAATGGAACAACATCGTGGAGTGGCGATAGGTGTACACCATGGAAACTGGCTAAGCTTCCGGAAAGGAGCAGTAATGAATATTGATGAATTTATAGAACGTGCGCAAGAATCAGCTAGAGAGCATCGTTATCATGCAGATTTCTTTGATATAAATAATCCTATGCGTGTCGCTTGCATTAAAAGTGCAGAAGATTGCGAGCAGTTAGCTGAATGGCTTGAAAAATCCAAAGAGTATCAGCAGTTAGAGGAACAGGGAAAACTAATCAAGTTGCCTTGCAAAATTGGAACAGAAGTCTACAACATTAATTAGTGGGATAATGTTCAGGAAAAAATAGTGGTAAAAGGAAAGACATATTACCGAACAGTTCATAAGCACAAGGTGACAAAATTACCTTTCACTTACTCTGATATAGATAATTTTGGTAAAACAGTATTCCTCACCAGAGAGGAAGCCGAAGCCAAGCTGAAAGAATTGAGGTGTAACAATGATTGATTGTAATATTTGCAAGCATAAAGAAGAAGAACATTATTGTATAGAATGCAAACACGGAGAGTTGTTCGAGAGGAAAAACGTGTCAGAACCCCAAAAAATATCAGTTAGTAACGGAAGAGAATATTGCGGACATTGTGGTTATGTGTGTGAATATGCAAGAGGATATAAAAAGTTTTATTGTATGAGGTGTGGCGGACTTAATTTAAGAAGTTGGAAGAATTGAGAGGCGGAGAAAATGAAAGTAGTAATTGACATACCTAACGATTTCACAGGAGATTATATTGTCGACAAATTTAAAGATTTCTTTTCAAGGGTTATTGCGGATATTGATTGCAAAGGTATGTGTGGCAGATACGAGAAAGAAATTGCTGAAATGTTTTTAAAGGTATTTGATGATAGCGAAGAAAAGATTTCTTGCGACTGCCAGCACAACAGCAATTCAAGAGAGAATGAGCCTTGTTGCAGATGTGATAGCAGACAGACTAATGCTGACAGAATAAGAAATATGTCAGATGAAGAAATGGCGGAACGTATTGCAAGCAGTCCGAACTTTGATTGTGCTGATTATTGCGATAGCTTTTCAGATGGGTGTGCTTTCAGATGCAATAGGAAAGAAAGAGAGTTAGCAGTAACGTTAAAATGGCTTCAATCAGAAGCAGAATAGGAGAGAACATGGAAGATAGATACTTATTCAAAGCCAAACATTTTAATGAATGGCATATAGGAAATATCGTAAAAGAGCCGGACGGACTTTATATAAGAGATAAAAGGAAAAATGTAATGACATATATAGATGATGAATCCACAATCTGTCGATGCACAGGCTTGAAAGATAAGAACGGCAAGCTGATTTGGGAAAATGATATTGTAAAAATAAATAATAGCAAGGGGAATGTGCTTATAACATTTGGAGATTTTGAAATTATATGTACAATTCCTAACGAAAAATATTATAAGCACAGGCTTGAATATGATACTGAATATGAAGTTGTCGGAAACATCTTTGATAATGCAGAATTATTAGAAAGCGAGGGATAGCGTGACAGAGAGTGAAGCAATTAAAATCTGTAATACTATTGTTTTTGCAACATCCTTTAGTAGTCCCCAAGGGATACCACTAAATACAACTAAAGATGAGCTTGCAGAAGCAATGAGAATAGCAATACAGGCACTTGAAAAGCAGGTATCGAAGAAACCGGATTTTACAGAAGATAAAGAATTTGCTTTATGCCCTTGTTGCAATGGTAAGGGCTTACTTAACAAACAGAAATATTGTGATAATTGTGGTCAGAAAATAGACTTAGACTGGAGCGATACAGAATGACCAACATAACAACAGCAGTATACACCACCCTCATAGTATTCGGCATAATCGGTCTGACAGAGGTAGCGTTTGCATGGTACGACATCCATGGACGAGATAAGACCGATGATGATATACAAGAGCAGTGGTGCAGCGAAAATATTAAACATTAATTAATTTATCAGAAAGGAATAGGTTGTGCGCACATAAAACCAAGGTTTCCTTTTGGGAAGAGAAAATGAATTTTGACAATTACTCTTGTGATAATCAAATGTCTTTATTTGACTTCATAAGAGAACCAATTAGCATAACAAAGCCTATCCGATTGATAGAATTATTTGCCGGCTACGGAAGTCAGGCAATGGCACTAAAGAGAATAGGCGCAAAGTTTGAGCATTACAGAGTTGTGGAGTTTGATAAGTATGCCATAGCAAGCTATAACGCAGTACATGGCACAGATTTCCCTACAATGGATATAACTAAGGTTCATGCAGAGGATTTGAATATCTGCGACACAAATGCATTCACTTACTTACTTACTTACTCATTTCCCTGTACAGATTTATCAGTTGCCGGAAAACAAGCCGGAATGTCTAAGGGCAGTGATACAAGAAGTGGTCTGTTGTGGGAAGTTGAGAGAATACTAACAGAAATCAGAGATAGTAACGGAGAATTACCACAGATTTTATTCATGGAGAATGTGCCACAAGTACATAGCCAGGATAATATGCCTGACTTTAGAAAATGGCTAGATTTCCTTGAAAGCCTTGGCTACACAAATTACTATCAAGACTTGAATGCTAAAAATTATGGTGTAGCACAAAATCGTGAAAGATGTTTTATGTTTTCATTCCTGAGTGAGTACAATTACCATTTCCCACAGCCTATACCACTCAAAAAGAAGTTGAAAGACTATCTTGAGGATAATGTAGATGAAAAGTATTACATTAACAATGAAAAGGCTGACAAGCTGATAAAACAGCTTATTGACAATGGCACATTACCACAACACAATCTTGACAGACAGACAGACAGACAGACAGACAGACAGACAGACAGACAGACAGACAGACAGACTTGCGTTGACGGAACAATCAATAAGCCACAGCAGAGAGAAGCTGCAAACTGTATCAAGGCAAGATATGACTGCGGAATATCAAACTTGCGGTCAGATGGAAATGCACTTTGCCCCAACATTACAACAGTTGAGGGCGGAGGTACGCAACAAATTAAGGTGTGTGAAAGTCAGATAGTTGCTATGCGTGGCAGAAATCCCGATAATCCGTCAGATAGAACTGCGGGAAGTCTAACAGAGCAGAGATTAGAGGTGAATATGCAAGGTACAAGTAATTGCTTAACGAGTGTGCAGAAAGACAATCTTGTTATAGAAAGCCAAGTATTAACACCCAAACGGACAGAATATGGCAAACAGATACGGAAAGCGTATGAAAGCGGTCAGATACAGGAAAGTAGACACAATATGACGGAATTAGAGCCTAGAAAAGATGATATATCTAATACGCTTACAACAGTGCAGAAAGATAATTTATTGCTTGAAAATAATATCCAAAAAGTCGGTCAAATATCAAGCAATGGTTCCCAATGTGGTACAGTTATTTCTGATAATGGCATATCTGCTAATCTTGTAGCTGGCACACACGGATATGCGAATAGCCATATTGCTACGCAATATCGTATCAGAAAGCTAACACCGAGAGAGTGTGGACGGTTGATGGGTGTATCTGATGAAGATATTGACAAAATGTCAGCAGTAAACAGCAATACGCAGTTGTATAAGCAATTCGGCAACTCGATTGTGGTAGATGTTATGTGCGCTATGTTTAAAAATCTGAATATCAAGCAAGGAGATAGCAATGAAGCACTACAAACCAACTAAGTGTGTAGTCTGTAGCAAGATATTTACACCGACCGCAGCTAACCAAAATACGTGTTGCGAAGCACATAGGCAACAGAGAGCTACGGAATTAAGAAAAATCAGAGAAAAGAGGAGACTTAAAAGAAAGCCTGTCAAGAAAAACAAACTTGCGGAAATCTGCGAGATTGCTAAAAGTAAGGGAATGAGCTACGGACAATATATGGCAGAGCAATATAAAAAGGAAGTGATGATAAGATGAATAGCAGAACTATAAGTGATATAGAGCCATTTGAAAGACAATGTGTATACGAGGATAACAAGCCGTGCAACAGCTCATGCCGATACTCAAATACTTGTATACACAGCGCAAGCAAAACCGAAGAATAGGAGACAATAGGCTTATGAAGTTTTCAAAACTTACTAAGCCGGAACTTGAAGAGATTTTAAAAAACGCCAATTTCACCGATGAAGAAACGGAAGTTTTTGAGTTGCTAGTTGCCAATAAAAGCCTTGAAGAGGTATCACAGAGACTTTTAATCTCAAAAACGACCACTTCCCGGAGAGTGGCAGACATTAAAGAAAAGATAGAAAGGAGTCAGGCGATGATTAACAAAGTGCCAATATGGGAAAAAGTAACACTGACGATTGATGAGGCTGCTGAATATAGTAATATCGGAATTAACAGAATCAATGATATGCTTAATAATCCCTCATGCCCTTTTGTGCTTTTTGTTGGAAGAGGCAAGCGATTAGTTAAGCGCAAGGAGTTTGAGAAATACCTCGAAAAGACAGATAGCATATAGATATATTGAATTATGAGCCATTATGTAGTAATATAGAAATTATCATATAATGGCTTTTGATTTTGAAAGGAGCCATAAATCAGTATGGGAAAGGATTTGAGAGGAAAAGAGCTGGGAGTCGGAATAACCCAGCGCAAGGACGGACTTTATCAGGGCAGATATAAAGATAGGTTCGGCAAGAGTAAGACAATTTACAACAGCAAGTTGTCAGAACTGCGGAAAGAACTTAGTAAAGCAGTGACCGACAATCAACAATTCACAAGTGTTAGAGACAGCATTACCCTTGATGTGTGGTTTGACAGGTGGATGAATGTATACAAGAAAAAGAGAGTGCGCCCCAATACCATTAGGGAGTACACGCATATATATAAGAAGAATATTTCACCATACTTAGGAAACCACGAAATAACATCTATTCGCAAGTCAGATGTGCAGTTACTTATTGACAAAGCTTCTGACGATAACTATAAGTATGAGAGGCAGAGCAAAATCAAGGTTATTTTAAATGACATGTTCAGTAGAGCTATGGAAGATGACCTGATGATTAAGAATCCGGCGAAAGGTGTAAAGCTGAGGGCAGACAAGGAAGTTAATGCTTTTGCATTGACAGTAGAGCAACAGAACGAGTTTTTTGAAGCATGTAAAGGCACATTTTACGACAACATGTATAATGTGGCAGTTAATACAGGCTTGCGCCCAGGAGAACTGTTTGCACTCACGATTGCAGATATACATATGGATGAGGGATATATTGATGTTAATAAGACACTTGTGTATCAGAAATACCTTGAAGATAAAGGCAAGACATTTCATGTTGAGCCACCAAAAACCAAGCAGAGTTACAGACACGTACCAATTAACAGTGTGTGCAATGAATATCTGACGAAACAATTTGAGCTTAAAAAGATAGTTTCGACACGCAGGCCTAAAGAACAGAACGAATATTTGTTTGTTACAAGGTTCAATACACCAATTAATTCGGTTATATATAGCGACTCTATACGTTCAGTTGTAAGACGGATAAATGATACAAAGAGCAGTGACGATGAATTTCCATTTTTTAGTGGTCACACATTCAGGCATACGTTTGCGACAAGATGTTTTGAGTCAGGCATAGAGCCGAAAGTCGTTCAATCATATTTGGGTCATGCAACGCTGAAAATGACAATGGACTTGTATACACATGTTACACCTGAAAAATCGTTTGCTGACATTGAAAAAATCGTTAGCACCGACAACAAAATCATAGAATATAGAAGAAAATGTGTGTAGTAAATGTGTAGTAGTACACACTCTCAATTTACAGAATGTCGAAAAATCAGCACTTGTAGGGCATTTTTATACTAAAGCTGGTAAAATTATTACGTATATCAAGGAGTGCCATACGATTTCGTAAATAACGGTGCAATCCTAAGAAAATAAAGGGTCTGCGGAGTTTTCG